TTAGTGACCGCTTAAGATTTTCTCAGCTTTTCGCTTGCACTCCGCTCTCTCTTTCTTTAATAAAGAAAACATCATCGCCAATTTTACAAAAGTCTTATGATAGTCACTGTTCAGCCCGGGCAGAACAGCGCTAAGGTGGGGCCACATATCCAAGCGAAGATGCTCAACGCACGAGAACATGAGGTTAAGCTGCGTTATGGCCTCTCTCTCAAGCACCATAGTTTGCATCGCATGTGATTGGTTTCTATTGAAGTAGCAATCTTCCAGTTTCTCGAACACTTCCCACGCTCGATCGGTTTCAAGCATCTTCGCGTGACGAGCTGCCCCGCGTTCTGTCCAGAGAATTAGAGAGCGGGCACGTAAGCCAACTAACCCGAAGTTATCGGGTCTGTTCTTAAACTCACGCAAATCGTCTTTTTCAAGCTTAAAGAAGTGCTTCCCCACAACAAAGCGGCAAGTGTTGTTGAGATAGTTATCAGATATGTTTTTGGCTTTCGTGCCGTACAGATTAGCGAGGAAATCAGTTGTGATAACAGGGATATTATTGTGAGTTAGCAGAGAAAGATTTTCTGCAGAAATTTGAGTAGTCATAGCGTCACCTCATTAGGTTAACCATCACCACCTACGACGCCAATCGACTGGTGGTGAACTGTGTAGGGTTGGCGTAACCGGCTACTCAAACCCGGCGCTTCCGAAGAAGCCCCCACACAGCCCACCATAATATGAATGTGCTCGTGCTTAGCGCATAAAAAAAACCGCTAACGCGGCTATGCGTTGAGTAGTTAGCCGGGACGCCAATCCCGTGTGCCGATTTTGCGGCAACGATGAGAATATAGCCCCGGCATCATTAATAAGTCAAACAGAGATGTCTCGCGCTAAAAATTCATATGCCCCTGCCCACCAGGGCCGGGATGTGGCTGTACACTATTTATCTGGACCGGAGTGACAATATACCGCACTACCGTTTCGTGGGTTACAAACGTGCTACCGCAATTGATATTCTGGCACTGGCAGTAACGCTCTTTTGTGGTATCAGTGACCTGAAAACTGCTCCTGGTATGAGCTGCATGTCCACACTTTGGGCAAATCATCATAGTTATTATTCCATCACGACCTGTTTTCTCCATAATGATACATGAAAATACAAAATTGAGAGCCACTTATTCTATTTCGAGATCATCAATTTTCACTTCCAGCTCCATACTGGTCGTAAATCCATTATCCGGGCTGACAGAATGCGTCAGGGTGGTAATGGTCCATTCTGCATCATCGATCGGCAGCTTAAACCCCGTCACCTTCACCGGCATTTCCGTATAGAGATCAGCCCGCCCCTCAGCGAGCAGCAGGGAAAATGAAGCAACCCCACGCTGCAGACGTTCCCACTGCATTTTTGCTGCGCGCTCTGCATTGCTCCGGTTGGCGTAGGTACGATTAAGAACCAGCACGTTTTCATCCGTTCCCACCAGATAATCGCCCTGTTTTGCTTCCGGCTCTTTGGGTGTGGTGGTTTTCTTTCGACGACGCTTAACACTGGTTGTCTCTTTTTTCCTGGGTTCACGCGTATGCAACCAGCTGGCAATAACACCGGTATAGGCACCACGATCAGCAAGGGTGAACCGATGACCGTCACCGGCTTTGCGCGTGATGGTGATAACCGGCAGCGGCTTGCCGCTCGCCGTTCTTCCCTGTCCCTGCCGGATAAACAGCAGATTCCCGTCCTTAACGGAAGCAATCGCCCCATACTGTCTCGCCAGTTTCATCAGGAAACTTGCATCGCTTTCATTGGTCTGGTCCAGATGATCCAGCGCCTTATCCGTCAGGTCTTTACCCAGCGCCATTTTGAGGTTATGCCGGGCGGCTATTTCCTTTACCACCTCCCCCACCGTTGTCTGATGCCATGATTTTTCGCGCCGTGTATTGAGGGTTTCACGGAAATCTGCGCTACGCGCCCGGATGGTCAGCCGGTCAGGGGCACCGCTGTGTTCAATTTCATCCACAGTAAAAGCCCCTTTAGGGAAAAGCGGCTGGCCTTTCCAGCCCAGCGCCAGCTGAATCACTGCCCCACGTCGCGGCAGGGCGATCAGCCCGTCGGCGTCGTCCAGCTCCAGATCAAGCTGGTCCGCTTCAAAGCCCCGGTTATCCGTCAGTGTCAGACTCATCAGGCGGGTATCCAGCACGGTCGTCACGTCTTTGCCTTCGATGGTGATACTGAAAGCCGGGCTTTTGCTGTTCAGATTCAGGAGATCAGAATTAAAGTTCACTGCAGCAATCCTCCTACCGTGTTCTTAATCCCCCCAATCGCAGAGGCAGCAGAGTCCTGCAGGTTGCTGAGCTGGTCACTCAGGCTCCCGAACATGTCAGAGAGTGACTCATCAACCCGTTTGAGGGTGATAGTAAACTCAATGCGCCTGGGCATTCCACTGGCAAAAAACTCCGTCTTTGTCTGGCTCAGACTTTCAATAACAAACATACCGTAAATGGTTCCGCTGCCTTCAATCAAAGGCCACGCTTTGCCCTGCTCTGCCATCAACTCCAGCGCCAGCAATGACAGCCTGCCTCCGGTCACTTCCGGCAGCAGAACCCCGGACAGTGTCAGTGAATCATTATCCGGGCCAAGAAACTGCGTTGACGGGCGGCGGTTCACCCGGCTGTTGGCTGCATGTCGCCAGCTGCGCTGATACTGCAACTCCTGATAAGGGACAGTGCGCAGCATAAATACATATAAACCCAGTACCATCATCATGATTCATACCCCCCCTGATCGCTGAAATTGCTGCGCGCTTTTGCCCTGGCCCGGCGCTCCCGCTCGTCAAGCTGGCGTGCCACTTCACGGGCAATATCCTGCGCGTTCTGCCCAGGCTGAGCGACGATATGAATGGGCGCATTTATCTCATAACGAATAACCGGCGGCGGGCTATCTGCCTTAGCAAGCGGGGGCTGGTATGCCCTCGCAGGCAAACTGAACGGATGAAGCGGAGCCGCTTCTGCAGGTGTCGCAGCTACCCCCATCACGCCAGCAACGACAGAGGCCAGCGCAGCAGTACGCCGCCTGCTGGTAACATTTGCCGGTCCGTTCACAATTTCAGGGCCATTTTCTCCGACAATGCCAAACTGCCCGCGTGGAATGATCCCGCCCATGTCGTACATCCCCGCGTAAGCCGGGAACCCGCCTGGCGGCAGCACCACTTTGCCGTCACTGTTCACTGTGGCGGACTGCTGCTGCGTAACCTGCGCAGGTAGTTTCGCCTTTGCCGCCTCCTTACTGACAATACCGAGCTTTTCCAGCAGCCATGACACACCGGATTTAAGTGACTCAAGTGGGTGCATCACCCTATTCAGACCTTCCGCCAGCGCCTCACCAAACCGACGCCCCATTGCAGCTGCGCTGTTCAGTTCTTCGGAAGTGGATTTAACCGGGGTAAGTAAATCATTGAACCAGCCCCACAAGGCCTGCACCCGGTCACCAATCCACTGAAACACGGGTCTGAGCGGCTCAAAGGCGGCGCTGATGGGCGCAGCAGCGGCTTTGAACCCTTCCACCACGCCCCCCAGAAATGCACTGATGGGCTGCCAGTATTTCCAGATAACCAGCGCCACACCTGCCAGTGCAGCCACAACCAGCCCTACAGGACTGAGCAGCGCACCCAGCAGGCTACCAACAGCAAATAATGCCACGCGCAGCAAAGCCAGCGGACCAGAGATCAACAAACGCAGCACGTTACCTGTACGTGTGGCAGCGGCGGCTGCAGAAGGTAACGCTTTAACTGACAGCATGGACAGGCCAAACCGGATAACCGCCAGCGGTCCCAGCACAGCTGCCACCGCCACTGCCAGCGCCCCCAACCCAACAGTAATGGCTGCCGTAGCTGCCGCCACTTTCATCAGCGTGCCAGCCAGCACGGGATTCTGCTCAACCCAGCGACGCAACGCCCCGGTCACGCGCTTAACCATGCCCATAATATCCATCAGCGGCTGGCGCAGCGTTTCCCCCAGGCTGCTGAAAGCGTTTTGCGCGCCCGTCTTAACCAGCAACCACTGCGCAGACAATGAATCCTTGTTAATGTCGGATTCTTTCTGCATGGAGCCATTAGCACCACTGCCTGATGTGAGTTTCAGCTGGCGCTGCAGCTCCGGCAGGTTGTTAGCCAGCTTTGCCGCATCATCGCCAAACTCTTTGCCAAAAATCATTGTCATGGCTGACAGGCGTTTATCCTGCGGCAGATTGTTGACCTTCTCCAGAACCCGCTGAATTGTGCCCATGGCATCGGTGGTCATCTGCTTTTCAATCTCCGCCGGATTGAGTTGCAACAGATTCATGCCTTCAAAAAATCGTTTACTTTGCATGGTGGCAATAGACAGTTCACGCACCATGGCATTAGAGGCGCTGGCGGCGATTTCCGGGGCAGCCCCAAGAGAAAGGAATGTTGAACCCAGCGCCGCGGCCTTTCGGAAGTCAAGGCGGTCAGCCACGCCCCCCATACGCTGCAGGACGTTGATAATGTCCCCACCCTTTGACATGGCGTTATCGTCCAGGTAGTTCAGCGCATCGCCCAGTTGTTCAATATTGCGCGTCGGAACTTTATAGAGCTGCGCGATTTTCCCCAGCCCTTCTGCCAGTTCATCTGCGGGCAGCTCAAAGGCCGTTGCCGCTTTTGCCGCCGTGGATGCAAAAGCCAGCAGGTCACGTTTCTGCTCTTCGTAAGGATCGTCCTGATTGGTCACCCCCATGCGAGCACCACCTTCAACCAGCGCGGCATAGTCTATAGCGCCGTTCTCCATCGGCAGCTGTTCGCTGGCGGCCTTGATGGCATCCTGCATGTCATAAAACTGTTTTGTGCGGTTGCCATTATCGTCCCGCAGCCCGTTTACCTGCTTTGCCACGCCTTTCATGGCATCTTCCATGCTGGCGTAGCTCTTAACTGCCGCCACAACAGGTGCGCCCATTGCCACCCCCGCAGCCGTAGTGGTAGCCCCTGCCCCGGCGATGCGATCCCGCACCTCAAGACGGCGTGAATACTGATCGCGGACGGCGTTCATTCGCGCCTGCTGTTCGCCCAGGCGTTTAAGGGATTTCTGCTGCCGGTCCAGGGCCTGCCGGGTTTCGTCGGCATTCTGCCGCAGTTCCCGCTGCGCACTACTGAGCTTTTTCGTGTCCAGTCCGGCTTCATTGAGCGCAAGACGCTGGCGCTGCACTGACTGACGTAGACCGTTATATTTGCTCTGTAACTCCGTAACGCGGTTCTTTGCCTGCTCAAGCAGCCGTGCCTGCGCCGCCGTCGGGCGGTTGGTGGCAGAGAATTGCGTGGCAAGTTTCGCAGCTTCTTCGCGTGCGGCTTTCAGGCTGTTACCTGTGACTGCCAGCTGCGCGCTGGCCTTGCGGAAACCGTCAATGCGGCCCGCCTGAGCATCTAATTCTTTTAAACGGGCGCGGCTTTGCTGAATGGCTGCAGCCAGCTCTTTTGAGCTGGCCTGCGCGGATCGAAATGGGCGGGTGAGCTTGTCAACCGCATTAAGAATCACCTGCAGACGCAGGTTATTGTCACTCATCGCTGGCCCCGCTTCGCTGAATTGCCTTATACCGCCACGCCAGCACCTCAGTCAGCGGCATAACGTCAGTGATGGATGGCGACCAGTGAAAGATGGTGGCGATATCCGCCACAAGATCATCAATCGTCAGGCTGTCGGTAAACCGGCAAGCACCGACTTCTTCAACAAAAAAGTCACCACCTCTACCGACAGCGCGGTGAGATCTGCGGGGTCCAGCTCTGCCATTTCCTGCGCGGTCAGCGTCGGGGTGGAGATTCGTGGAATCACAGTCATCATTGCGCCCACGTCCATATCCATAATGGCCTGCAGACGGGTGCCACGCAGTGCGCCGGACTGAGGCTTGCGCAGCACAATTTCGGTAATTTCAGCTTTACCGCGCATGATGGGAGTATCCAGTTTTACGGTCTTTTCAGTCAGCTTGTCGCTCATGTTCGTATCCTGTTAATGAAATACTGGCGCGGCTGCCCGCGCCGTTAAGGTTAATCAGAGGCCGAGGGCATTACGGTGTTCTTCCATCAGGTCCACGCCGCCAACGATTTCTACCATGTTGACCAGATCGACCTCATAGAGCACCTCACCATTAATGGTCAGCTTCGCGTAGCTGTTGGTACTGCTGACCTTGGTGCTGCTGCTCTCGCCGGTTTTCCACTCGCCGGAATCCACTTCTTTATGGCGCCCGCGCACAACCAGCTCAACGGTCTGCACTTCGCCGGTATCGTCACGCTGAATGGAACCGGTGAAACGCAACTGGATGCCGTCAACGGTTGCCTTGCCCATCTGCTTGAATAACAGCAGCTCGGTACCGCCGATTGAAAATTCCGTGTCCAGTGCACCGTCATCCAGCCCCATGTCCACATCCACTGCGCCCGGCATACCGCCGCCGCGATACTTCTCAAACTTGCGGGTAAATTTCGGCAGGGTCAGAGACTCAACGATCCCCTGCCAGTTGTTCCCGTCGTTGAACAGGTTCAGGTGTTTTAACTTGCGTGGTAAAGCCATGATTCCCCCTTATGTAGCAACACGGCTGGCAAAATCGACCAGGTAACGATCGGTGATGCGCTGGCGCAGCATCAGGTTTTCAAGTGGAGGCACCGGCGTGTAGTCATAATCGATGGTCAGTTTCCCGTCTTTAAGGGTGTCTTTATCGTTAACAGACTCATCCAGCCAGCAGTCACCACCAATCAGGTATCCCTGGTTGACCAGACTGCGCATCTTGGCGCGTAGTCCTTCAATAATGTCGCGGGCCAGCGACGGATTAAGCACGCCATCTACCGCCCACATGTGCGCCTCCGCCATAGTGTCAGCCAGCACCTGCGCCGTGCGGGTGTAGTTCTCAAAGGCAAACAGCGGATCGTCACTGAGACAACGGGAACCCCAGAAGCGGAAGCCATCTTGGCGGATCAATGTGGTGACGTCATTTTTGTTCAGCAGTCCCGCATCGGTTGCCGGGTCCTGCAGATCCCAGAACACATCAGCGGAAATGCCGGTGACACCGTTCACACCCACATTGGACAGGGTTTTATGCCAGCCGATCTGCTCGTCGATTTTGGCACGCAGGCCGAGCGCACGGGCGGAGGCGTAAGCCGTCGCGTCTGCTTTCAGCACGGTGTCAAAGTTGATGAAGTCAGGCCAGATCAGCATTCCCTCGCGCTGACTGAAATTCTCGCGATAGGCAATAGCTTCCTCCACCGTTTTGCAGCCATTAGCAGCAAGGTAGGCAAACCCGCGCAAGCTTTGCGCCACGCCCAGCAGTTCAGTAGCAACGGCCTGAGTGTCATGTCCCGGCACCCCAAGAATGCGTGGCTTGATACCGAGCTGCGACTGCGCCGACAGTAGCGCTTTCATGCCCGTTTTCTTACCGTCGGAAGTTACGCCGCCGATAATATTGGAGGTGGTTTCCGCTTCGGTTTCGCCCTGCGCCACACGCACAACGACAGTCACGGGTTTTGCCTGATCTGCAATCGCGTCCAGCGAGCGGGCCAGCGTGCCGGACTCCCCCGCTTTACCGCTGGCGGTAAGCACATCAGTCAGCAGGACCGGCTTATTGAGGGGAAACACGGACGCATCAGCATCATCGCCGGTGCAGACCATGCCCACGATGGCAGTGCTCACCGTGGTAATAGGTCGGGTGCCCTCGTTGATTTCAACAACGCGCACCCCGTGGTGGTAATCCTGAGCCATAAGGCAGTCTCTCCGGTTGACAGGGATACCTTATGTTCTGGTTGCCAGGCGTGCGGCGCACGTATTTCACGATGTGTCAGTGCTGGTACAATATCGCCACTTTCAACGCGACTGATTTACAGGGAATTTCTTGTAAAGAGTGGAAATGCTAACATCAAAAAGTAATCCAACACGATGACGAGTTTCACCGGCGGCAAGCAACCTTCCGGCCTGCTCCCATTGCCCCGGAGTGAGCTTTGGACGCCTGCCACCGATTCGCCCTTGCGCCCTCGCTGCGGCAAGTCCGGCGCGGAAGTGGACGCTGCAGACTGCCCTGATGATTGCCATGGTGATGGCTCCTGGTGATACAGGGATGGTAAGATTTTACCCGTTTCGGTGGATTGTCAGGCTAAGGCCGAAACCACCCGACAGAAATTACTTAACGATGCAGGTAATGCTATTAAGGACTGGCGCACAGAATTAACGTTGGGAATTATCAGTGATGAAAATAAAGCAGCTTTAATTCTGTGGATGAATTATATCAATATTCTTAAATCGCTGGACTTAACTGGCGTTTCAGACGAGGCCATTTTCACAGCAATCAGGTGGCCTTCATTACCACGGGAGTGATTTACTGGCTATCAATATTCCTGCTCATCAGTTTCTTAGGCCATCTACACACATTTATTTTGGTACGAGTTAAAATATTGCAAAAAAAAATATCAAAGCTTATTATTTTTTTCTTTAGGTAAATTTTCGCTCAATAAACTTAATTGTTTATTCAATGATGATACAGCGTGAACTATGCTGGAAATGAAGGAAGTCAACAGTATGGATAATCTGAATATTCACGGGTGACATTATGAGACATCGTATATTTTTCCCATTGCTTCTGGTGTTGTCGGCTACAGCCTTTTCGGCATCGGCGATGGCTGCCAGTGATTCAAAACCCCCACCAGATAATACAAAACACTCCTCCAGTGGCTGGCCGCCAACGCCTGCCCCATATATTCGCCCACCATGGTGTGACAAATGGCCACCAGATATTCTTAAGCCACCGGAGTGGTGCCAGATTTGTGGTTGTTAATTTTTTACAGAAAACTATAACAACCATATCAGGACTGATGGTATATCTGGTCATTAAGTTTCATCAGTTCCTGATGAACTTAATATTACTTCAGGCTGACGTATTTTATTAACGTCAGCCTGTCTTTTCACAACGTCATATTACTGGCTTGCAGGCACATCAGGCCAGTCAGGATTCGTGGTATCCACCCGGTTTACCAACACCCTGTATTTTTTCCACTCGTCGAGCTGCACTTTCTCATCATCTGTTGCGATTTCAAGATCAACAGCATCCTGTAATGGCGCGATTTTCTCCGCTGCTGTTTGCAAAAGACGGCTTTTGATCCCTTCAGCTTCACGAAGTCTGGCCGCTGTTTCAGCCACTTCGTCTTTTACCCACGCCTTACCATTCCATTTCTGATATTCACCATCAGGTGAAACTGATGTGACGTTTTCAGGTAGCGGACCGGGAGAGGAGATATAAACCTGATTGCCGGTTGTTGTGTCGTAAACCGTCTCGCCACGGTGGTCCTCATGCAGCCTCCACGTTTCGGTTTCAGCGTCAAATACAGCAATATGACTGGCGGGAATATCAGGAGGGGCAATATCCGTACAGTTTGCCGGTAATCCGGTGTGAGGTGGAATATATGCATCACCTGCACCAATAAATTCGTTTGTATCTGAACGCAGGTTATAAACCTTAATTGTCTGCGCTTTGCTGCTCATTTTAAAAGTCATTATGCCAGCCTCACAATATAATTAAATGCAATGTTTTTAACCGTTGTTTCCTCATTACCGTCTGCGTCCACCGTGACAGCGTGTCCATGTGGGCCGATATATACGGTATGGTCGTGCGGACCAATCCAGGTGGTATGTGCGTGGTCACCATTCCAGCTCGTCAACTGGTTATTTCCGTCACGCTGAACACGAATTTTTCCGCCGATTGAGTCACCACCATATTGGCCACCCGCCGAATGGTTGTGACCGCCTGTTGTGTCAGATGATTTATTGCCGTAATCAAATGACGACGTACCTTTCGTTCCCAGATCGGTATCCAACGCCCGTGCGCCGTGGCTGTGCGATTTGTTGCCGTCCATTTCTTGCGACAGTACAGCACGTCCACTGATGGGCTTACCCTTTATTGTCCAGCCTCGCATGTCAGGGATAACGCCAGACGGATACGCTATAGCCAGTAACGGGTAAGCAGATTTATCAAACGTCTGCCCCTGCATCAGGGCGTAACCAGCAGGGATGGTGTCAGACGGCCACGCAATAGCCGCGCCGACAGGATTCAAATCTGGGGGTACTGGAGGTGGATTCAGGGAGGTATAGAGCATCGCCCATTCTGACCACTCAGCGTCAGGGGTATCTCGGTGGCTACGGATATATGCAGGCGCAGGAGCACCATTAACCCCACTCCATCCGATTAATATCTCTCCATCACCGGTTCCGGTCAGACGCAAAATATTCCCGTATTCCGTTGGATAGCCGTTGTTGTAAACCTCGCCCATTATCAGGCCGCCATCACTGCCCCTCGTTGTGCCAGTCAGTGCGGGAAGCGTGCCGCGTGATACCAGTCTGTTCGCTGCAACAGCCGTACCGTTGGCAGGAAGCGCTCCGATATTTTGTACAAACAGCGGCGAATTCTGGATATCCGCGCCGTTCTGGTTTTTTTGCATGGCGCCAGTGGCCAGATTTATCGTTTCGCCTAAACCGAGGTATGTGAGAAGGCCGGCGATATCTTTTCCGCTTAAATTCGTCAGTGTATTGTCCAGCGGTTGCTTTCCAGCCAGAGCGTTTATCATCGTCGTGGCAAAGTTCGGGTCATTCCCCAGAGCCGCTGCCAGCTCGTTCAGCGTATCCAGTGCTGCAGGCGCAGAATCCACCATTGCCGCAATAGACGATGCCACAAATTCCGTGTTCGCAATCTGTTTAGTGCTGTTACCCGCCGCTGGCGTCGGTACCTTTGGAATCCCTGTGAGTGTCGGGCTGTCCTTCTGCGCATACTGTGAATGCGGGTCCGGCGCAGCAAGATGCTTTGCCATCAGGTCGTCTACATATACCTTCAGCTCCAGCGCCTTATCATCTACATATTTACGGGTTGCCAGCACTACTGCAGGGTCAATTTTCAGGGTGATGTTATCGGTGCTACTGGTAATCAGTACCATGCGCACGGTCTGCGTACGTCCGCTCCCTTCTGTCAGCTGCGGCTTGTAGCTCTCAGGGCAGTTACCCACGGCGATCAGTGCGCCGGTTTCATCAAACAGGCCGACCTCACGAATCCACCATCCCCCCTCAGTTTCCGGGATCACTTGCTCAGCAATAATCTGGCTGCTGTTCTGCGGGTCGATATACAGCATATTCAGCGCTGCTCGACGCTTCTCAGCAACTAACGCGGTCTGTTGCGCGCTGGGTGTGGGCAGCACACCGCCACCGTCGCCCACCGCCATATGGGTAATTTTCAGCGGGACACCGAGCGCGGCGGCGCTTGCCAGTTTCGCCGCGCCGATCTCCGTCAGCAGGGTATAAAATTTTGCGCTCATGGATTCACTCTCATTGTGTCAATAACATGGACTGCCCCGCCTTCATGTGCGGTGCCGCCGGAAACAATCGTTTCATTGATATACGGATACACCGTGATTTCTTCACCAAGGTAGCTGGCTGCACCAACCCAGTAAGGGCCGCTGGTCTGCATATTAATGGACATACCTGTCATATGGCGGCTGCATGGTTTGGCATCGCTTATCAGGCGCTCAAGCTCCAGATAGGTGTCTTCGGTGATACCATGATCCTGTACGCCAATATCCAGACGGAACGTCCCCGGCGTTTCGCCGGTCTGCCACCACTCATTGATGCGGATCAGGAAGCCGAACGGCTCCACCACGCGCCGCACGGCGCTGGTTGTCCCCTTGTGCTGATGGATATAAAAAGCGTCCTGCACAACGCGGCGCTTGACGCTTTCTGTCCAGCTCTCATCCCAGCGGTCAACAGAAAACGCCCAGGCCAGATAAGGCAGGAATCTGATCGGGCAGGTTGCCGGGTTCCACAAATCACGCAGCGATACCTGCAGATCGGAAATCCCGCTGCAGGTCTGCGCCAGTCGGCGCTCAAGCGGCGACGAACCCGGCGGCAACAGACTATTCATCCGTGCCCCCGTTGGTAACGCTCCATTCGGTACAGGATGCCGCCTGTGTCTTATCCAGCACCACATCCTCCAGAGGGGACGTCAGCTCCACACGCTGGACGCCCTCCACGTGCAACGCGGCATAAATGGCGCTGCGGCGGATATCACGTCCCAGCCGCGTCTGACTGGCGATGTACCTCTGCAGACTGGCTTTTGCCGCCACCATAACAGGCTCCGCTTCCGGCCCTGGATAAAGAAAAATGGTAGCCTCCACCCGGTACGGTATGATCTCCGCACTACGAACCGTCAGACGGTCAGCCACCGGGCGTACACTCTCACTGTTCAGGGCTTTTTCAACCACATCCAGCAGGTCTTTTACTGCTGTACCGTCACCCTCACGGCTCAGCACGGTAAGTACCACCTCTGCAGGGGCCGGACTGGTTGCGCTGGCATCTGCCACACGTCCGTCCGCACTTCTGGCGTGAAATTCATAGGCTCCCGTAGGGCCAGCAACGGACAGTCCCTCAAATGCTGCAGGGATGCGCTGGCGCAGCGCCTCATCATCTTCCATCACTGCGGCGACCGGCGGTACTGCATCATTATCAGCAGGCACTACCGTCAGGCGTTTCACGTTGCAGTTGGCTGCCAGCTGCTCAAGATCATTTCCTATCGAATAGGCCACCATCACCGCCCGCGCAGCCTCGTTAATACGCTGGCGCAGCAGGATTTCGCGGTATGTGCTTTCCTGCAGCAGCTTGGTGACGGGTTCAGATTCCAGCGCCAGCGTGCGCCGCACCGCGTCCTGTTCATCCACAGGATAAAGAGCCACAAAAGCGGCCTTGCGCCCAGCCAGCAGCGTCTCAAAATCCGGCACGTCCACTATCTGCGGCGGCGGTAACCGGGAAAGGTCAATGACTGCCATTGTCTGCTCCTGTAGTTACCGAAAGTGAAACCGGCGCGCCGTTGTTGCGCTGCCCGGTAAGCTCAACCACCATAGAGCCGTCAAAATTGCCGTTGATGATGATGGAGTCCAGCGTAAGGCGCGGCTCCCAGCGGTTCAGCGCCACATAGACTGCAGACATAATCTGCAGGCGCAGTGCCGGGTTCTGCGGCTGGTCAATCAGGGCTGACAGTAGGGAGCCATATTCCCGGCGGGCAAGACGACTGCCCTGCGGCGTCAGCAGAATATCCCGCACCGACTGGCGCAGATGGTCGGTATCTGCAATGACCTGCCCGTCATTCCTGCTCATACCGATATACAACGTCATACCGGACCTCCCGATGTATCCCCGCCTGACTTAACGCCAGTGTGACCGTGTTTATCCATCACGACCCCGTTAGAACTCATTGCGCCGCCGCCCTGGGTGACGCCGCCGTTGATCACCACCTCGCTGTTAATGCGTGTTGTGTCAGCCTCCACCACAAACTCACCGGTTTTGAGGGTGATATTGTCCGCCGCCTCGATCACCATGGATTTGATACCCCGAACATGCCACCGCCCGGTGGCGGGTTCGTACTCAAACCAGCCCCCGTCCGGGTACTCCGTCACGCAGCCGTCCACGGAATCCGACGGCGGCGGAAACTGATTGGAGTAGATGGCAGGCAGCACAAAAGCGGTTTCCAGATTGCCGCCCATGCTCAGCACCACCACCTGCTCATCCGGCGACGGGCACCACCATGTACGGGCACCACCGGCACGCAGCGTCAGCCAGTTAATCCAGTTAGTTTCAAGCTCGCCCACTTTCACCCGGCACAGCCATTTCTTCCGATCCACTTCGGTCACAGTGCCGGTGCGGATCAGATTGGTGATAAGGCGCATAATTTCGGTCAGTTGTGCATTCATAACGAAAGGTTGCCATCAGTGGGAAAAGGTAGGCAGTTCTGGCGCTTGTACCAGCGATGAAACAAATATCACCCCGCCAGCCAGCGCAACAGAGTGTCACGGGTAACGGTTTCCACCTCATCATTCACGCCCAGCAGGCGGCGCTCTGCGTATCGAATCTCCGGGCCTTTGCGGCTGACGCGATCACGCAGGCCGTAATGATGAACACGGGCAATGCGTTGCACCTTGCCATCAAACTGCACGCTGGCGGAGTCCGCACTGGCGGTGGTTTTCAGGTATTTTGTGGTGCGAAGCTTTGCAAACATCTGGCTTTTGATGCGTCCCTTCTTGCTGCGGGCAGTCACCCGGCGCGGCTCATAGCCGCTGCCATCAGGATTACGCTGCAGCCTGATGTTCTGCTGCTGCGTCCGGCGCAGCTGTTGCGCCAGTTGCCGCATCATACGGCTGCGCGCGGCAGGCTCCAGATTCGCCAGTAGCGCCGTCAGCCAGTCATCCACCCTCTGCAGTTCATCCACGTTTCACCGTCCACATTTCTTCGGGTTCGTCCGGCTCCGGCACCGCTTCAACGCTTGACACGCTGCCGTTAGTGCTGACCCGCACGCGCTCCGTCAGTTGCAGGTTCAGGCTGATATCGCACACATCGTTGCGCAGAATATCCACTTCAAAGGTGAACAGTTTTTCGCGCAGCTCCGGGTTATTGATAGCATCCGGCTGGTTGTCACTTAGCCACAGCAGCACAGGAGCCATCAGCAGATTCTGGTCGCCGCTGAAATCCTCGATCACCACGTTCAGGGTGTAGCGGTATTCCCATGACATGGAGCTGGCACTGGTTGCCACCAGTGAGCCGTTATCAACGAAAAGGTGCAGCTTGTCCGGGTTGTCGCGGACATAAGCAACCGCTTTATTCAGGGCGCTGCGTAAGGACTGCGGTTTGTTCACTGTCTCGCTCCTGACACGCAATAATCGTGTCCACTTTGTCAGCACAGACCGCCCAGGCGGCCTCGGTTTCATCCAGCACCGCGTTCAGATCGCCGTTACTGCGCGGCGCTGACCTTTCCAGACGGCACTGCGTCACTCTGGGACAGCCACTCACGGTAAGCTGTACCTCCGGCGAGGGCCGGACGCTCCCGCAGCCGGATAATGTCAGCAGGCAAAGGAGTATCAGCCCAGCGGCGCAAATCCTCATTTTCACGTTTCAGTTCCTCGATCCGGTGCTGGCGGCTGCGCAGAAGTGCGGTGGTCTGTTCCGCTGCCGCATAAAGCCGAGCCTGCTCCCGGCTGTTGGTTTCGGTCAGAATGGACAGGCCGATCAGCTGGCTGTTTTTCTTCGTCAGCTCCTGCGTTTTGCTTTTCAGCGCCGCGCCCTGCGTTTCGATGGTGTGGCTGGCATTGTTAAGCCGCCATGACTGCCAGCTCAGCGCCGCAAGTACCAGCGCCAGCACTACCGCCAGCGCACGCATCAGGCCGCCATCGGCTCATGAAGCTGCGCGCGGGCAATCTGATACAAAACCAACGTCAGCAGGTAAAACACCAGGGTGATCACCCATCCAGAAAACGCTAGGCACAGAACAATAAGCAGCCTGATTCCCCATGTACGCACGGGTTTTACGGGGTGCGCCCTGAATTTCAGCAATGCCGCCCTGACCTCATCGCGCACCCGATCTCCGGCGAACCACCCGACAGCGCACAGCGCAGCAAGCAGCCAGGCGAGGAAGCATGACACCCAGACAGACGTACCAACCAGAACCGGCGCACCGCTGCGCGGATACAGCAGGCTGATAACCAACAGCGCAGCCCATGCCAGCTGGAAAAAAACGCTCATGACTTTCTTTTTCATTCCGTTATGCTCCTTTTAAGCACCAGGCCATTTCCCGCGCGCGGCGGTTGTCCAGCCCCTGATTAAACACACCTTTGACATATACCCAGCGCGGCAGTTGATGGCAGGCATCCGCCCAGCGCCGCTGGTTCAGCAACTTAACCAGCGTGGAGCTGCAGGCGTTGCCGGTGCCCACGTTGAAAGCAAACGACACCACCGCGTCATAGACCTTTTGCGGCACCGGCTGCACCACACATTTTTCCAGCGCCCGCTCCACGCGCAGCACGTTGGTGATAAGTCCCTGCGCCGCCTGCCGCTCCGTTATGGTTTTTCCCGGCACCACACCGGACGTATTACCGATCCCGTCAGTCCAGACACCTGCGCTGCACTGATAAGGCTGCAGGCGGCATCCCTCGTAATCGGCAATCAGTTTCAGCCCCTCAACGGAGGTATGAAGCGACTGGAAACCGGGCAGCGTGGCGGCGATAGCCAGCACCGCCCCAACAATGCAGCGCTTAACGATTGAAGGATTCATATTCCCCCCGCGAAATTTTGCCGCCACGTAACAATTTGAAAGACTGGTGTTTGTAGTACCAGTTGATAGCCAGCATCAGCACACCAATCAGTACGCCGCCAACCGTTGACGCGTCCTTGAGCGACAGATCGCCCAGCCATGCCAGCAGCACGGCGATGCAGTAAGTGATAAAGGCGCTGATTCGTTCAAGCGTCATAATTCAGTCCCATAGCTGGACGGTCTGCGCCGTGGTTGACGCCGTAATGTCCGGCAGCTCCACCTGCAGCCCGTGCGGTAAAAATGGGCCGTACTCAGCCAGCCCCGGATTTGCCTGCAGAACCTGCTCAGTGACACCCTGCGTGCGCCCGTAATGACGCCAGCAAAGCGCGTCCACCGTGTCATACTGATGCGCACGCACTTTCATCAGATAAGCTCCACCGTACAGTGCGGCGCATCCTGCACCCGGCTGATAGCCCAGCGGGCATCACGCCACAGATCGCCGCAGGCCTCCGCCAGCTCCTCCCCTCGCTTCACGCCTGACGCCGTGGCGTCATAGTCCTGATAACGCTCATTGAGCACAGCACGCGCCCAGCAAAAAACGGCGTTGTGGTAGTGCTGGATACGCTCGCTTTTGCCGTCCAGCATATCCGCCGGAACCTCAGCCAGTGCCCGGTAGCCCAGAAACTGCTGGCGGTTGCGGAAGTCGTACAGCTCAGCGTTAACCTCAGAAATAGCCGTCAGCACAACCTGCTTTAAACGTGGCTGCGTCACCGTGCCGTCAGTTCGCATCACACTGCGAAATTCCGACAGGTCCACATCAGGCCAGAACGGCGTATTTTTGATGACCTCCGCCTGTTCCGGCACCTGTTCGGGCGCAACAAACTTCATGCGGCTTTCTCCTGAATAAGTGGGCGGTGGACGGAATTTTGATGTGGCAGTGCCTTTCGCCATCCCGTGCCGCCCGTGCGCGGGGCACGTTCTTTAGCGGCTGTCATTGCGCAGTCTGCGCTCCAGCTGCTGCTTTTCTTTTTTCACACCGCAGCGGGGATCAAGCTGCAGCGCATGGGTAAGGTGATTCAGGGCAGACGCCGGGTTGCTTTCGCTCAGTACAGCGCCGATGGCTTTATGCAGTCGCGCCCGCGACTGGTCCGGCATATCCAGATCAGTTGTCAGGTCCAGCGTCTGCAGAAGCAGATCGGCATCAAAACCGGCAGCGGCCAGCAGAGCGCTTTGCGCCGCGTCTGCCATTTCTTCTGCCAGCACGGTCTGCACGTTACGGTTGCCCAGCGGCATCACCCAGCCATGGCGCAGCGCATGACGCCCGATTTCCAGCGCACCGGCATAATCACCGGCGTCGATACGCCACAGCATCACGTACATCAGCACGTCATCCTGTTGTGTACCTCCGGCAGCCAGCACACCCTCCGCCCAGGCAGAATATTTCGGCAGCAGCTCCACCTTGATTTCCGCCTTTTTCACCGTGGACTGGATGCCTTTAAGGCGACGGCGATCTTCTGCCAGTTGCAGCAGCATCAGGTCATAGCCAGACGCATGGCGGCGAACACTGCCGCCCTCACGGGCGGCCTGTTCGGCCTGAATGCGCAGGCGGTGCTGCCGTGCGGGACTCAGGCTCATACGTTATTCCCCACCTTCCGGTGCCGCAGGCGCGCTGAAATCACCGATTTCGATGTTTTCAACCAGCGCCGCGCAGCGGTAGTCCTCGACCACATACGCCTCGTTGACGGACTCAAAGTTTTCAATCCGGTCACGTTTCGGGTTGTCGATAACAGAACGGCGGCGGGTATCTTCCTGCCAGTAGATGGACAGGTTATCCAGACGGGTGATCAGCAGGGCATTTGCCGGGAAATAAGGCGCACGCACGGCCTGCAGGCCGCCCATACGTTTCTGGCTGATGATCAGATCGGCGGCAATTTTTTCGCTGTTGTCCTGCTCTTTGTTGACCAGCGGGAAATACTTGTCAGACAGCAGTTCACGACCACAGACAACAACCAGCTCATCATCATCCTGATACTCCACATCGATCAGCTCGTTGACGGCATCCATCACCATAGCGTCAAGGTTTACATATTTACCACCCGGACCTACTTTTACCGGCTCCGCAGTAGTGGTGCCGTCTTCTGCGGTTTTACTGCCCATAACATGATCCGGCGCGTCTTCGCGGATTTTCTGTAACCAGCCTTTATTGACGTCCTGCAGCAGCGGGTTTTCAGCACGATTTGAGGTTTTGGCGCGCTTCACGCCGTTAAAGCCGATCATGATGCGGTCCAGCGCCTGACGCTTGACGATGGCGTTGCGGATACGCACCTGGAAGTCCTGGAACTTGGCCCACAGATCCAGTTTTGCGTAGGTCAGCACCGTATCAAAGTTGGTCTGTTCGCATTTATATTCCACGTCTTCCATCAGCGTCGGATCGGTAGGCTCGCGCTCTTTGGTGGTGGTATCGGTGGTTCCGGCAATGGTGCTGCCAACACCCAGCCCCAGCAGCTGACCGGACTGCTCAGTCACTGGCGTGACGTTAATCAGCGTCAGGAAAGCGGCGGACTGCTGGATCTGGTCTTCCAGCGTCTGCTGCACAGACGGCTCCACAGTGAATTTGCTGGACAGTTCTTCAACTGCCACACCGTTCAGACGCGCCAGCTGCTGCAGGTAAGCGTTAAAAGCAAAGCGGGTATTCTTCTTCATCGGGTTTTGTGCTCCATCAGCAATTGGTCAGAGTGTCAGCGGGGGCGTTACCGCCTGTTGCACGCTGGCGGTAGTCCTGGCGGCTGTCTTCATGACTCAGCTTGTCCACCAGTTCGTTAAAGGCGGTTTGCTGTGCCTGCAGGGCAGTCTCCAGCTCAGACAGGCGTTCTTCCTGCTCAGACAGGGATTTTTCGGTGCGTGCGCTCAGGTTCTGCTGCTCAGTGGCGACCAGCTCCACGGCCTTATGCACATCAGAGAACCGGGCGTCATCGGACTGCTCTTTTTTGGTAAACAGCGCCGTGACGCGGGCAAACAGGGACGGTTTGTCGTCCTGGACTTCTTCCAGTTCGATCACCGTTTCCTCTGCGGCGGTAAAGAGATTGGCGGGATTCTGCTTGCGGTTTGCCAGCGGGTTATGGGCTGCACTGGCGCTGAATGTCAGCATTTCAGTGCCCAGACTGGCAGGGTCATCAGTGGCAGCCAGGCCGACCAGGTAGGCTTTGCCCGTATCAGCGAACTTCGGGCTGACTTCCATAGAGGTGAATAATTTCTGGCCTTTTTTCACCAGTTCCACCAGGGGCTCCGTTGGCTCAACGTCAGCATACAGAGCCATCTTGCCTGCCAGCGGACCTTCCGTGATTTCTTCAGCAAACAGCGCCGTCACCTTGCCGTAGCGGTTAAAGGTGCTGTCCGGCAGATAAGACTTGATGTGCTCAAGGTTAATCAGCGCGGTATACACCGCCGGGTTATAGCTGGCTGCCATCTGTTCCAGCCATTCACGCTGGATTTCGCGTCCGTCGGTGGTGGCACCTTCCACCCCGATGCGAAAACGCTTTGCTTTCACTGTCATGAGCCGTGCTCCGTTAGAAAAAACTTACTGGAGCCTTATGGTTGCGGTGATAGGGGCAGTGAAACAATGCGCGGTATTTGTACCGACAACCACACAAACCGCAGGCGGGGAAAGCCTTCATTCAAGGCTGTAGGTTTGTGCCATGAACACCACACTGACACCCGCAGATCTCGATCCCCGTCGGCAGGCCATGCTGCTGTACTTTCAGGGATACCGCGTAGCCCGCATTGCTGAAATGCTGGGCGAGAAAGTTGCAACCGTTCACAGCTGGAAAAAACGCGACAAGTGGGGTGACTATGGGCCGCTGGATCAGATGCAGCTCACCACCGCCGCACGCTACTGCCAGCTCATCATGAAGGAGCACAAAGAAGGGAAAGATTTCAAAGAGATTGACCTGCTGGCGCGCCAGTCTGAGCGCCATGCGCGGATCGGCAAGTTTAACAATGGCGGCAACGAAGCCGACTTAAACCCTAACGTCGCCAACCGCAACAAAGGCCCACGCCGTCAGCCTGAAAAGAATGTTTTCACCGATGAACAGATTGAGAAGCTGGAAGAAATTTTCCATTCCTCCATGTTCAACTACCAGCGCCACTGGTGGGAAGCCGGAAAAATCAACCGCATCCGCAACCTGCTGAAGTCACGCCAGATAGGCGCTACCTTTTACTTTGCCCGTGAAGCCCTGATTGACGCCCTGCTTACCGGACGTAACCAGATTTTCCTTTCCGCCAGTAAGGCACAGGCTTACGTCTTTAAGCAGTACATCATCGACTTCGCCAAAGAAGTCGAGGTGGAGCTGAAAGGCGATCCGATGGTGCTTCCTAACGGGGCCACACTTTACTTCCTCGGCACCAATGCCCGCACAGCCCAGAGTTACCACGGCAACCTGTATCTGGATGAATATTTCTGGATACCGAAATTCCAGGAGCTGCGCAAAGTGGCTTCCGGTATGGCTATTCACAAAAAATGGCGACAAACCTATTTTTCCACGCCATCCAGCCTGACACACAGTGCTTATCCGTTCTGGTCCGGTGCGCTGTTCAACCGTGGGCGCAGCAAAGCCGACAAGGTGGACATCGACCTGTCCCACAGCAATCTGGCCCCCGGCCTGCTGTGCGCAGACGGGCAATACCGCCAGATAGTCACCGTGGAAGATGCGGTGCGCGGCGGCTGTAACCTGTTCGACCTTGACCAGTTGCGCATGGAGTACAGCCCGGACGAATACCAGAACCTGCTGATGTGCGAGTTTGTGGACGATCTCGCGTCCGTGTTTCCGCTCAGCGAGCTGCAGGCGTGCATGGTGGACAGCTGGGAAGTCTGGACCGACTTTCATGCACTGGCCCTGCGCCCGTTTGGCTGGCGCGAAGTGTGGATCGGTTATGACCCGGCAAAAGGTACGCAGAACGGTGACAGCGCAGGCTGCGTGGTTATGGCACCGCCAACTGTACCGGGCGGGAAGTTCCGAATTCTGGAGCGTCATCAGTGGCGCGGGATGGACTTTCGCGCCCAGGCTGATGCTATCAAAAAACTGACGCAGCAGTACAACGTGACCTATATCGGCATCGACTCGACCGGCGTCGGGCACGGTGTTTATGAGAACGTAAAAGCGTTCTTTCCTGCCGTGCGGGAGTTTGTCTACAACCCCAACGTTAAAAACGCCCTAGTGCTCAAGGCGTACGACATTATCAGCCACCGCCGTCTGGAGTTTGACGCCGGGCACACCGACATTGCGCAGTCCTTTATGGCTATCCGCCGCGCCACCACCGCCAGCGGCAACCGTCCAACCTATGAAGCCAGCCGCAGCGAAGAGGCCAGCCACGCAGATTTGGCCTGGGCAACAATGCACGCACTGTTTAACGAACCGCTGCAGGGCGAGTCCGCCAATACCAGCAATATTGTGGAGATTTTTTGATGGGAAAGAGTAAGAAGAACCGCGCTGCGTCGACGAAACAGATCCAGCATAAAAGCCAGACTTCAGCCGAAGCATTCAGCTTCGGTGATCCCGTTCCTGTTCTGGACCGCCGCGAACTGCTGGACTATGTGGAATGCGTGCAGATGGACCGCTGGTATGAGCCGCCAGTAAGCTTTGACGGGCTGGCGCGAACCTACCGTGCCGCAGTGCATCACAGCTCTCCCATTGCGGTAAAACGCAACATTCTGACCAGCACCTTTATCCCGCATCCACTTCTTAGCCAGCAGGCGTTCAGCCGGTTTGTGCAGGACTATCTGGTATTCGGTAATGCCTATCTGGAGAAGCGCACCAACCGACTCGGCGGCATTCTGTCGCTGGAGCCATCACTGGCGAAATACACCCGCCGCGGCGTGGATCTGGATACCTACTGGTTTGTGCAATACGGCATGACCACGCAGCCCTACGAGTTTACCAAAGGCAGCATCTTTCACCTGATGGAGCCGGATTTAAACCAGGAGATTTACGGCCTGCCGGAATATCTGTCAGCCATCCCTTCCGCCCTGCTGAATGAGTCCGCAACACTGTTCCGCCGGAAGTACTACATTAACGGCAGCCACGCAGGCTTCATCATGTATATGACTGACGCCGCGCAGAACCAGGAGGACGTGAACAACATCCGCCAGGCCATGAAAAGCGCCAAAGGTCCGGGTAACTTCCGCAACCTGTTTATGTACTCACCCAACGGCAAAAAGGATGGAATTCAGATCATCCCACTGTCAGAGGTGGCGGCAAAGGATGAGTTTCTGAATATCAAGAACGTAAGCCGTGATGACATGATGGCGGCGCACCGCGTGCCGCCTCAGATGATGGGGATTATGCCGAGCAATGTTGGGGGGTTTGGGGATGTGGAGAAGGCTAGTCGCGTTTTTGTCCGCAACGAGCTGATGCCGCTGCAGAAGCGGCTACAGGAGCTAAATGAATGGTTCGGACAACAGATAATTAGTTTTGATAGTTATGAGCTATAATTATTGAGGCAGATTACCTGCCTCTTTTAAAGTAAAGAAGTATTTATATTATTTAAATATATTTTTGAATATTCAGCAATGCGATTAATTGAGTCTGCAATAACTGCCATTAAGTCATCGTAATCTTCACTAGTCCTTAAAGGACTGGCAAGATTATTATTAACCAGTTGAATATTTCCTTCGCAATTTAATCCTAAGGGATTGTTTATTTTATGAGGTACAACAGCAAAAATAGGTCTACCTGCTTTTATCGCAAAATCTGCTTGAGTCATAGTGCCGCTATCCTTCGCTGCCTCAATAAGAATGGACGTTGCCGATAATCCAACTTGGATTCTATTTCGTTGAACAAAAGATTGTTTAAATGCTGGTCGACCTACTGGATATTCAGACATCCATGCCCCACCATTCTCTAAAATGTCTCTAGCCAGTTTGGCATTTTGTTTAGGTTTGGCTAATTCGAGTCCATGAGCTAAAACAGCGATCGTTTTAGCATGTGCATCAAGAGATGCCTGATGAGCATTTGTATCAGTCCCGATAGCAAGACCACTAACTATCACTAACCCACTCTCACATATTCTAGAAGTGACTCTCTTTGTAATCTCCTCTCCAGCACGCGATACCTGCCGAGATCCGACGATAGCTACGCCTGGCATTTCATGAAGAATATTGACATCACCTCTAATATAAAGCATAGCAGGTGGGTTTGGTGTCATTGCTAAAGAAAGTGGGTAACGTTCATCACCAAATGGGATAATTTCTATTTTATATTGTCGGTGAATATCATAATACCTTTCAGCATTTATTAAACTTTCAACTGTTAATTTATTTTTTAAAATTGATGTTAGATTGACTGACTCAACCAAATCATGAATATCTCTTAAAGAGTCAAAGCGTAAACTATTAATGAGTTTTAACAACCCTTGCTCTGATGTTAGCCTCTCTGTTTGAATAGTAAGGCCTAAATATTTCTTCAGATCTGAAGGGCGCACGCTATTACTCCTCATAATTCGCTGTTTCCAACAATGCTAATGGCAAAACTGTTCTCGCGCCTTTTGATTTTAACAGATTTACGCACGCTATCATACTTCCGCCAGTTGTTGTCACATCATCAATCAGCAAAATCACTTTATTCTTTACATCTGAGACTACCGAGATCGTTGCCATATGATTAGCCACTGAGCGATCTCCGTTATCTTTGTGTGCGCTCGGAACAGTGGTTTTTCTCTGTAGCGACTGACTAACCTTACCATTTTCATAATGTCCACATATCTTCTGGGCTATAGTTTGTAACGCAGAAGACACTTTACCCTCTTCATGCGATGGGACAACACATACTTCAAACGGTACAGAAGTGAAGTCCTTTTTATTCTCTTTCTTTCCAATAATATAATGTTCTAATTCATCAATAATTAAACTTGAAAATGTTTGAATAGCTTTTTTGTGGTTTTGATTATTATGATCCTTCAAATCCATCATCGCACGTGATAGCCGATCACCTGCTTTTGGGTTACGCTCTCCTCTGTATCGATATGGATGATAAGTACCGCAGCAAAAAACTTTTACTTCCCCAGTCATAATACATTTCTTCTCTTAAATTATTTAACCCCATAGTAAATAAGAAGTTATGCTATTGACAACATAAACGACATAACAAAATCAAAATTATGATTTCCAGCACAATTTCCAGCATACGGCTAGCTGCGCGCTCGTATCCCCGCCACGCCTGCCCGCTTTATGTAGTGGTTTTCATGCACCTGCATGATCTACGCAAAAGCCCGCCAGAACTGGCGGGCCTTAACACAAAAGATCCTCAAACGATCATGCGATCTCATGCAGCATAGACATGCGCGTTTATGCAGAATGTGCAAAATCGTAACATAGTCCGTAAGCGTGAAACCTAGAACGTGACAGCCTTGTCAAAGCCAGAAATAATTGTATAAGAAATAGACGAGTTATCAGCCTTGTTCACTTTGAACTTGGCACCTTTGTAAGCGATAACATCACTTCCCTTAGAATCTACAGAAAAATCTGTTGTAAATGCTGCACGAGCCATATCGTTTGCAAATTCACGATAGGTGAACTTCATTACACCGCCTGCATTTCCATTGTATTCGATAGTCTTAACCAATGAGTTACTCACTCGACACAGTCCATCAGGAACACGTTTGATAGAAATTTCTGATGCAGTATAAGAAGTGCCATTTGGCGGTGATATCTCATTTTTTGCAGCATCGTAACTAACATAATCAACATAGTTACCGATTTGCCCATAGAGATTTTTTAACGCAACAGCTTGAGGGTTATGATAATTGCGGTAAATTCCATTCCCCTCACTGCAATATGTACCAGCAGCGATAGAAGACAATGCACCATTAGCCGCACCAAGTTCTAGTACGTCCGTTTTAAATCCAGTAGCAGATGTGATAATGGGATCGCCCATGTAGGCGGTAGCACTTTGCCCAATAGCAGGCTTCACCACTTCAATAGCAGTGATATTTCGGTTAGAAGCATGTGGCACGCAACCAGTTAGGATTACAGCAAGAGATATTGTTAACGCTACATTATTAATTTTCATTTTTAGCCTATTATTCTTTTCTTGACGAAAAACAAGGCGATATCTGATTGACATCGCCTCTCACTCATATGTAACCCTTTTTGATTAGTAAAAACAAGCGTCTATTGACAAAATCAATGTAGCCAGCTGTCGTCTTCCCACACCTTCTGCATAATTTTCATCACTTGTTTTCTTTCTTCATCCAGTTGCAATCCGGTCAGTTCCACACCGTTAGAGCTACCTTTGCGGATACGAATTACCGTTTTGGGATACAGGGGGCGCAGATTGCGGTAAAGCTCGGATTCAAGGGCGTCCAGGGTAGACTGGCTAATCTTCTGCTCTTTATCGATCATTATTTCAATGCGCATAAAAGTCACCTCAATTGATGACATCCATTGAGCGGTTGTATTCGTGGGTTCTGATTTTTGCCATGAGTTCATCTGTCAGTTCAGAAACCCACTGCAGGGCCAGCCCCTTCTCTTCATCACTACACTCACTAGCCGCTACAAGCTTAAGAAAAAAATCAATGCGCTGGAGCTTCAAAGACTCCAAAAAATAGTCCTGCATCTTTCCTCCTATGACACCACAAGCAATACTGTACACATAACCACTGTTTATATTTACAGTATATAATAATCTTACTGATGTAAAACGTTTTTTACGTTCATCAGCCTGATATGCCTGGTATTATTAAGAGCACGAATTGTTAACCCGCGTAATTAATACTGGTTCCGCCACTTATCATCTTCCTTCAGACGCTGGTTCCGATAGAAGATACGCAGGCCTGCTCCTGATGGAATACTGCCACCGCGAAGGAGCAAATCGACTTCTTTCTCGCTGCCATCAAATCCTCTGGACTTCAGTTCATAGACGAGCTGCTGATGCTGATGATCTGTAATTCGCTGTTTGTAGTCTTTACGCCTTTTCGGTTTAACTAGGCGCAACCTTGCTGCCAGCTCCCGGCGATCTTTTTTGCTCATACTGTACAGGTAATCGTGCAATTCCTTGTCATCCATGCGGGTAATGTCCGTTCTGGTGCCCCCATCAGCTGATTTATCTTTCTCCTGTTGGTTCAAATTTTCAGCAAGGGGACAGTTATTGCCACGAGTCCAAGGGGCGCAAGCGCCCTGGTCGGCTGCCGCCTCCTGAACGTCAACGGCCTTACGAACCTTTTTCCACTTCATCGCGTGCGTGCAAATCTTGCCCTCTGCAATCGGGGACCAGATGCCATAGATACGGATACCGTGATCGCCGTAGGCGCTCGGTTCGTCGTTAAGCTCATAAGCTGTGCGGACAAGGTGATGTTTGCGGGGAACCAGTACACCGCCCTGTTTCATGATGTAGGTGGCAAAGCAACCTGCATCCGCAGCTGCCAGTACCGCATCCAGACGCGGATTATCCAGTACCGGCGCACCCGCTTTGCGTTCGCCTTGTACTTTCGCCGCCTGACCTGCCAGCAAGCGCAGCTCGCGGTATGCCTGACGCCCCGGAATACCAAAGAAACGAAATTGCTGGACACGGTGCAGCGACGCCCAGGCGCTGACATGCTCGGCGCTGTCACGCAGTGGTCTGCCGGTTTCTTTGCTGATTTCTTTAGCCAGCCCGCGCCCGTCGATGTTCTTACTGATGTATTTGGCGATGTAGCTTGTCGGCGTGCCCTTGCGCGGGTTGATTAGCTCGGACTTGAAGCGCGGCCCGGTATTGGTGCCCAGCTCCTCGCGGTCTTCACGGATGGCAAACTTACGCAGCAGCGCGGTGATGGAACGACGGTCTTTTTTGCGCATAAAGCACAGAAGATGCCAGTGCACGGTGCCGTCATGGTGCGGCTCTGCAACGCGGACGCCGTACCAGCGCAGCCCGGTCTTGTGCATGGCCTTGCGGAAAGCGGCGAATGTATCAACCAGATAGTCACTGCTCTGCCGGACCGTGGCACTGGTCCACTTCGGATTAGGCCTGCCGTTGTTGAGAGTTGCGTGGAAGCGTGACGGGCAGGTGATGGTATAAAACACCGCGCAGTCTCCACGCATTTCCGCGATCAGCTCCAGCCCCTTAACACAGGCCATCATTTCATTACGGCGGTGCGCCGGGTTGCTGTTGCTGGCGTTCACCACGTCTTCCATGTCCAGCGTGTCGCCGTCTTCGTTGATCAGCTCATGCGAGCGGAAGAACTCCAGCGATTTGCGGCGCTGCTCGCGTTTGTGGATCACGGCTTCATAGCTGACATACGGTGAGGCTTTCTTGTTGACCAGGCAGACGGCGCGCAACTGCTCCTCCCGCCACTCGCAGCGCATCTGCCACAATTTGCGACACCACCAGTCCGCGCACAGCATACGGGCCAGCGACGGTGGGATCAGTTCATAAGGCACCGGCTTACGGCGGCGCTTTTTGCGGCGCAACTGCTCAAAGGCTGGCGGAATGACCTCAAGGCGCATGGCTTCTGCAGCAACCCTTTCCCATGCCTGGCGGATTTCTTCTGGTTTAACATCGTCACTGACAAACAGATCACCGCAGGCCGCATCAAGACACATGCTCATATGTGCCGCAACCAGCGTGGATAGGCGTTTGACCTGATTCTGATTCATTTCAGGGAGTACCAGCAGCCCCTCCAGCCCGTCGTGGCTCGCCATGAACCGGAAAGACGCAGACACCTGGCTGTCACGCACGCGCTCCAGCCGCTCAAGACACGGCCTGATTGTTTCGCGCAGGTAGCGGGAATAAGCTTTTGATCTGCCCAGGCTATGGAAATATTTAATCCGTTCAAGTAGCGGCTTGCTGATATGCGCCGGTTGGGCGCCCACGTCGGCAATAATGACCAGATCGGGATTAAAACGCTGCTGCTCACGCGCCGTTTTGGCATGGCTAATCAGCCGATCCTGCTCTATTTCACGCTGGACAGGATCACGGGATTCATTGAAGAAATAGCGTTCCCAGACCTCATCGCTCAGCGTCTCACGGCGCAACTGCTCCTGCTCGTTATCCGCAGCGTAAAGAGCGATCAGGTTTGAAAGCGCAGACTCCGGCGCAACTTCCGCCGGGTCCAGATACGGGTTAACCGCTTTTTTTGGGGTATTCCATGGAAAGACCACGGCGGCCTCATTCGAACCGCCGGTGGTTGGTGCATTATGTAATGTGAATTTACTCACTGCCACGCCCGCACCTCAGTTTCCACCGAGATATCAGGACCAGACGCCAAATCAACACCAAACCAGCATGCTGATTTTGTGGCGATGATTTCTACTGCAGTTTTACTATCACCGGCAGCCACGCCCATGCTGCGCTTAGCGGTTATACGATGGCGAGTAAAATCACGATAAAGTGAACGGGTCAGAGACGTATCGCTGTTGGACACGATAACCGGATGACCTTCTGATGACCGGCGTTCAAGAATAGACGCCAGATGGAACTGATCATTCTCTGTAAAACCAGCTGTGTGATATCCGTTAAACGTGCCGTCATATGGTGGATCGCAATAGACAACATCACCCGTTTGCAGCAGTGCCAGTGTCTCGTCATAGCTGGCGCAGATAAACGTTGCGCGTTTTGCTTTTTCTGCAAATGCACGTATTTCGTTTTCAGGGAAGTACGGCTTTTTATAATTACCGTAAGGAACATTAAAATAACCGTCCAAGTTATAGCGACACAGTCCGCGATAACCATGGCGATTTAAATATAAGAAATACAATGCCCGTTCAATTGCGCCACCATGGCGCAAGTTAAACTCCTGTCTCGTCTTATAATATGCCTCTGGATCATTACGGGCTTCAAAAAGATATCTGCCCTCTTTGATGAAGTATTCAACATCATTCTTAATCACCTGATAGAGATTAATCAGGTCTGGATTAATATCCGCGACAAGATAATGAGGATAGTCTGTCTCTATCATCACAGCGCATGAACCCGCGAAAGGTTCAACCAGTCGCGGGCCTGCTGGGAGGTGTTTTTTCAGTTCTGCCATGATGGCGGTTTTATTACCCGCCCATTTCAGGATGGTGCTCATACAGCACCTCCGTTGTAGTGTTTGCCTTTCAGCTCTGCTATTTCCTGACAGGTGATGCAGCACTGCACGCCCGGAATGGCGAGGCGGCGTGCTGGCGGGATCGGTGCATCGCAATCAATGCAGAGAACACGGGAAACGCCCGGCGTTTTATTGCGGGCGGTATGGATGTGGCGCTGGCGTTCTTCTTCAACGCGCTGCTGTACGAGGTCCATTGAATCAGCCATCAGTGGATCTCCTGCGCTTCGTTCTGAATCTTCACCGCTTCTTGACGCAGCAGCTCAGCCGCTTCCGTGTGGTTAAGCTGACGTGACACGATATGGGCAGCCAAAGAGTCCAGACGTGCTGCCATCAAATCAGCGCGTCCACGGCGTTCTTCCATGCGCGCATCAGTCAGCAGCTGATTAAGGCCAGCATCATCTGGTCCGGTTTTAGTGATACGGGTTTCAATATTTCGCATTGTTGTTTCTCCTGAATTTGGGCAATAAGAAGCCCGGCGGGTTTACGCCATTAATTTCTGTTGTGGGTTAATTCGGCATGGTTAGCCGTTTTGGAAATAAGCTCACCACTGCACGAAAATGATTCATTGCTTTAATCAGTTCCCGCTTTTCGTCAGTAGTCAGATCACTAATATTGACGCTATGACGTTCTGCTGGAATCTTTGCCATATAGAATATGGCTGCCAGTGCCCTCTCATTTTGTTTATTGTTAACATCCCTTTGGTCGCGCATATCTTCAATGAACCTTTCAAGCTCCGACTCAATATTCAGGCCGAACACTTTTGCGCGTAATTCAGCAATATGATTCAACCCATCCAGGCGTTTGCCGGGGCTTAGTGGAACTGTCGCCACCGGGCCATCAATAGCCATTCTCCCTCCTATCTCGTCGTACATATACCTATTTGAAGTTGTGCCGGGAATTTTTTCACACGCCCGGCGCGTGCCTTAGTGGTAGACTATTTGCGCCAACAATCACCTACCCCTCGAAGGAGAAACCTGATGTCAGACTCTGACAACTTCCATGTATTGCCTCGTCCTGCCCCTGCACCTAAGCCAGAACCGGGGCAAGATAAAAAATAGGAATCCGGCATGACTAAACAAAGCTCCGAATATTTCCAGTTGCATTACTGCTATTACCTTGAGCTTATGACAGCGACACTTCACGGTAGGGCTGACAAATTGATGACTGCTATTCAGATTATTAGCGGTACTGCTGTCATAGCCGATACCGGGCTGGAATGGGTATTCGCTTTGCCCGTTGTTGTAATCGCAACAATTCAACTTGTGTGGCAACCCGCAATTATTTCCGAGCGTGCTAGCGTACAAAGCCGTCAGTACGGTGAATTGCTTTATGCTGGGGATGAATTGACCCCGGAACTGATTGCACAAAAATTGAAAACACTGCATCACTCTGATTCCGCACCTTTCGGTTCTTTGTTAAATCCAGCCTACAAAAGAGCAGCTATTGCATGTGGTCGGTCTGACGACACTAAGCTCAGCTTCCAGGAAAAGCTTTTCGCCTGGTTTGCAGGATGCCTGCCACGTTAAAACTTAGACGTTGTAGCAATCTCTTTTTACCTATTCCCCGGACAGCCTGCTGCCGGGGAGACAGTTCAATACATGGATGCCACTTTTTTCCGCAAGGTAAATAAATCCAGCCGTGACCGTAGTGCATTGCTGGGCTTTGCTTAACGAGAAGTGATGCAAAAGATGGTTCTCTAGTCAGCATAGCCACCTCAGATCAGACCGAATGAAGCGCCGAGGCCCGTCACGGTATCCACCGCGCTTGCCATCGCCGGGTTAGCCTGCAAACGTGCCTGTATGGAAACGGCAGCCAGTGCCATTAAGCGAGTAACAGAGTTGATGCTACTGATAACATCGCGGCGGCCTGCAGTAGTTTTCACATCACCCGATACAGCACCGGCAGCAATACGTCCGATTTCAGCAGTAGCGCTCATGACATAATGTGGCAGCTTCTCTTTTGCCACTTCGTTCATCGGTACGCATGGCAGGCAGTGAATCTGAGCCAAAAAACCGTCAACGAGCGTAGAGTCCTCAGTAAGATCGGTAAGCAGCCAGATCTCCGACGGCGTGAGCTGATGCGGTTGTTCCGGGTTCAGCTTGTTACGCAGCGTCTGGACTTTCATTCCCGCGCGTTCTGCCAGCTTCGCCATGTTGTGACGCAGCGCGAAAACCCGGCAGGCTTCGTCAAAGTGTGGATGTTTGGAAATCTTATAATCAAACATGCAAGCCCCTTAGAAAGTTCTCATAATCGAACTTACTAACCAACAATGACGCGGAAGTTGGAATGACCAAGAGACTCACGAACCTGGTCGGTTTTGTACATCAGGTACCGCAGGCTTACACGTCCTTTATTTTTTTCTTTCTTCACCATGTACTTAGCAAGCTGACCATGGTGAATTTTTTGATACACAGAGCCACGGGAGATACCTTCCCACTCCGCGAACTCAGCAGGCGTTGCCATCTCTTTTGGTACACGAATTGAAATATCAGTACTCATAGTGCAGTATCTCTTAGTTTGGGTTCGTTTTATCTTGTTTTATGTGGTTTGGTTTTGCTTTTCAAACCATGAATGGATATTAAGATCACTTTTTATATACGTCAAGAGGTTTGATTATGAGTTTAATCAAGGCGGGGAATGATAGTGGTGGGCGCGATGCGATTAACAGGCTTATTAAGGCTTACAATTTCAGCTCACGACAGCAGCTCTGCGAACATCTGGAAGTATCAAAAAGCACTATGGCTAACAGATACTTAAGGGATAGTTTCCCTGCTGAATGGGTAATTCAATGCGCTCTTGAAACAGGAATTTCCCTTCTATGGCTGGCTACGGGACAAGGAGATATGTATGCGTGTGAGAACGAAGAAAGAAATCTCAAAAACGAAACCTCCGTCACGGTAAGACCACTTTCTAAAATTGTTGCTCCTAGCATCAAACATGTTGAACTGAAGAACGGTGAACTGCAGCCAAGTGATGAAATTCTTCTTGATAGCAGACTGCTCGATGGTGACTCATCCAACTCTTTATTTGTAAAAACAGCTACTGATAGCTTTGTTGTGGATACGTCTGTTAAACAAGTCAGTAATGGCTTCTGGTTAGTCGATATGGACGGAGTTAAAAGCATCGTCAAAATCGCTCGCATTCCAGGCAACAAAATTGTAGTTCACCAAGATGAAACATCATTTGAATGCTCGGTCGACGACATTGAAGCTATCGGGCGTGCAGTCAAAGTAATCAAGAGCCTCTAACTTATGAGCATCAGAAAACAACCTAACGGAAAATGGTTGTGTGAATGCTACCCGAACGGACGGGATGGCAAACGTGTACGCAAGCAATTTGCGACTAAAGGCGAGGCCATAGCATTCGAAAACCACACCATGGATGAGGTGAACAAAAAACCGTGGCTGGGGGAGAAGGAAGATCGGCGGCATTTGTCAGAAGTGATTGATCAGTGGCATTCACTTTATGGGCAGACGCTGGCAGACCCCAAACGCCTGATGGCAAAACTCAGCATTATTTGTAATGGCTTGGGCGATCCCATTGCCTCAGAGTTAACCGCAGGCGATTTTACGAAATACAGGGAAGCACGGTTAAAAGGTGAAGTAAAAAATGAAGATGGCGTGCTTATGTCGCCAGTTAAGCCCCGTACGGTAAACCTTGAACAACGTAACCTATCATCTGTTTTTGGCACACTGAAAAAGCTGGGCCACTGGTCAGCACCCAACCCGCTCGCTGGGCTACCAACATTCAAAATCGCAGAGGGCGAACTGGCGTTCCTGGCACCGGAAGAAATTAAACGTCTACTGGATGCCTGTGCTGATTCTCAGAGTCCCAGTTTGCTGATGATTGCAAAAGTATGCCTGGCAACTGGCGCCCGATGGAGTGAAGCTGAAAACCTGCAGGGCCATCAGCTATCAAAATACCGCATCACTTATACCAAGACGAAGGGCAAGAAAAACCGTACCGTGCCAATATCTCAGGATCTGTATGACGAACTCCCCAAAAACAGAGGAAAGCTATTCACGCCATGCAGAAAAGCTTTTGAGCGTGCAGTAAAAAGAGCTGGTATTGAGCTACCAGAAGGCCAATGTACCCACGTGCTGCGCCATACCTTCGCCAGCCACTTTATGATGAACGGCGGAAACATACTGGTACTGCGCGATATTCTGGGCCACGCAGATATAAAAATGACGATGGTTTACGCTCACTTTGCCCCTGACCACCTCGAAGACGCAGTGACAAAAAACCCGCTTCACAACCTCAATTGGAAACGCTAATTTATGGCGGCATTTTGGCGGCAGGGCATTAAAAATGCGTAAAACGGACGAACACTGAATAATACTAACTCGCTGTTTTTAAACGCAATACACTGTTTTTACTATACTAAAAATGGTATGTAGGAATTTCGGACGCGGGTTCAACTCCCGCCAGCTCCACCAATCATGATTGGACAGTGATAGGACATCGCTAGCAATAACAGGAAGTTAGCAGTCTCAGCAAGACACCGACCAGACGGTGAGGGGACAAAAAAGGATACGCAAAGGAGCCGCGGCTCCCGAGTGACATAAAAGCCCGCTTATGCGGGCTTTTTCGTTTTTCTTCACCAGCAAGCAAACCGCTGTATCATGGCAGTATGAAGATGAGCTAAGGAAAGGATAAGCTTTTGTATCAGCGCAATGTTCATATAAAAACATTTCGAACTTTGGTGAACAAAACTACATAGGGATAACTTTATGTCTCTTCGTTTCAGACAAACCTTTACTTTGTTTCCTGGCGTTAGGCTCAACATTGGCAAGCGTGGAATAAGCGCAAGCATTGGCGTGCCTGGCGCAACTGTCAATGTTGGAAAAAAAGGGGTCAGAGCGACCGTCGGACTACCAGGCACAGGCTTATCTTATACTACACCTACCCTGCCCTATGATGGCGGGTGCTCAGTTACCAATCCATTAAATCCGGCCTCTACAGAACCTCATTTGGGAATGCCCGAGGCATCCCCAAGTAACACACCATCGAACGCTAAAATATATATGCCAATGGCTGGCATGAATGAAATATCCAGCGCTTCGGTAGAAGTCCTGACAAGCACCTCCCTTTTACCTTTACGAGATTTGATTGCTAAAGCGCGAGAACAAAGGGCAGAGATAAAAGCAGATCTACAAGAGGCTCTTGCTGAAGAATCAAAACAAAAGAGCGAGCTGGTTCGACGCAAATCAAGTCTATTCCGTTGGTTTTACAAACGACGCATCGCAGAACTTGAGACAGTACTCCCCCTAACCCAAGTAGAGATATCTCGCCTAGTATCCTGGGAAGACAACACAAAAATAGCCATAACATTCGAGAGCAGTGATACATCACAGCGCGCATATGCAGCGATGGTCCGTGCATTTGATATGTTAAAATCGAGTGTCAAAAAATGGGATATTACTGCAGATAAAGCTACAGACCAGTTTGCCGAAAGAACATTAGCAACCCGTTCTGTTAATCGTCATCCAGTTACCTTTGATTTCAGTTCAACGGATCTCATTCAATTCACAGGGCGCGCGATGCGGTTTGAAAATGTGAATGGCGACGATATTTTGCTTTATCCTGGAGTTGCAGTCATACCACGAGCTGATGGGGCATTCGCTCTGATTGATTTACGCGAATTACAAATTAGTTCAGAATATCGAAGATTCCATGAGGAAGAAGGTATTCCTAGTGACTCAAGCATAGATGGGTATACATGGGCGAAAGCGAATAAGAATGGCTCACCAGACCGTCGATTTAAAGACAACTACCAAATCCCTATTTGCATTTATGGAAATATTACTTTCCATTCTCAAACAGGGGTAACTGAAGAATATATGGTATCAAATGCAGATGCCGCGCAAGCCTTTGCTGAGGCAGTAAAATGCTATCAAACCTCACTCACAGAAACTGAAGCGTTGGTACAGGCCTAACTTATCGCAAATATGGGGTGTCGGGGGTCGGAGGTTCAAATCCTCTCGTGCCGACCAAAAATCCTCGAAGAACCAGCCTGTTACGGCTGGTTTTTTTATGCCTGTTTTCTGAACGGGGAAGCAACGGGGAATAATTGGGGAAAAACCCCGACTCAAAACATCGACTTTACCGCAAAGTTTCAACTATTCACATCACCGGGCAGTCATCAAACTCCGCGTTCCTGGCATCATTAATGATGTACGTGATCACTCCGAATATAGCGGGCGCAGAACTGTAACCGTCATAATCTGCTGGCAGCGCCTCCCTTCTCCCGTTCTCCAGATTAACCAGGTGGGGCTGAGGATGAGTCCGATATCGCTTGATCCTGAATTCCCCGTCTATCGCGCATATCAGCAGCGAGCCATCACAGGGAGAAAGTGACGCATCAACAACAAGCAGCGCCCCCTGGATTATCCCTTCCCTGAAATGTGAACGCGATGCCCGCATGAAATAAGTCGCTGCTGGCTGGCTGATTAGCTGCTGATCGAGGGAAATTCGTGCTTCAACATAATCTGCCGCAGGTGAAGGGAAGCCCATGGTTACAGTCCTCCATTTGGATTGAACAGCTGAAAGGTACGGTTCTCGCCTTCCTGCGTTGATACATCGCGGAAGGTTGTCACATACCACTCGATCCATTCGTTGGCCTGCTTCATTGTCCAGTTCCAGTTAACCTTGCTCAGTTCTTGGACAAACCGCTGTGTGGTGACGGTCTTCCGGCCATTTGGTTCCTGCTGTATCGAAGCATACCAGGCTATTTCAATATCGCTGCGTCGTGGCATCATTACGCCCTCTCTTGAATACCGGATAAAAACACAGTATAAATACTGTATATATATCCAGCAAAGAGGCGATAAGCAATGTTCGTGGAACTCGTTTATGACAAAAGGAATTTTGATGGTCTGCCCGGTGCAAAAGATATCATTCTGGGCGAATTGACCAGGAGGGTTCACCGGATTTTCCCCGACGCTGATGTCCGGGTTAAACCGATGATGACATTGCCGGCGATCAACACTGACGCCAGCAAGCACGAGAAGGAACAGATAAGCCGTACTGTTCAGGAAATGTTTGAAGAGGCTGATATGTGGCTGGTTTCAGATTAAACGCCTTGAACCGTAATATTGCTTAAGTACAATCCGCCGTGACTGGCAATCATTCAATACTCGCACTATCGAACGTTCGCCAGTCGGCCGCAATCATGCTCTTGCATACGGTGTGGTTGCGGCAATTCATATCACAAGAAAGGCATCACACTCTTCTGGCCTGAAGTTAAGTAATTTGTTTCTTCAATGTTTAAATTGATAGCCTCAATGTGGCTGATAATTGCTATTTTGACTTTAAAGATAAAATTATTTTTTTAAGCTCATCCACGTCATCCATCAACTCAAGTATCGTTGCATGATGAACCGCAGCCAGTACCCCAGAATCACCAGCCTGCACAGAAAGAACATCACTTATAATCGTGCCGTCAGACAATTCTTTATCGCCTACATTTATTGATGCTTCCGGGTAATCATCATAAAGACCGTTGGCAAGAACACCAATGCCGAATCTGCCTTCCTGCCCCTTAATGTCAAGATTCCAGGTCGCCGCCGTTATCTTACGCATGGTCGATTTGGGGTTTTCAATGGGCTTCACATTAAGCTTAACGCGTACGTCTGAGGCGCCATTGACCCAGGAGCCAGGGGCGGTCGCATCTCCACTGCCACTAAATCGATACGATGATCCTGAGACCCATCCTCCTTGCGCAGAGAGCAATCCGCAATTGATATATGCGTCGGAGACGGGTTGCCCCCACTGGTATCGCGCCTCAATGCTCGCTACAGCCCGGTCAACCCCGGCAATATTATGCACGGAAAGAACCGACGCGCCGTTAAGCGTCACACCATTATCGGGTTCAGAAGCTGTCTCTTTTACTGCCTTATTTTCTCCGATCACTGATATCGTTGATGTTATTTTTCCCCCAGCCTTTCCATTAACAGAATTGAGCCGGGAGTCATTGCCCTGGCAAAATTGTCCCGCTTTATCGCCAAATGGTTGAGAAAGTCCGGTACCGCCCTGCTCTTTCGGAACAACGCCATTAACCTTATCTGCTTTATTGGCCACACTACTAATTAACTTTTTCGCTGATGGACCTGTCGTCTGACTGGTGTCAGGCAGTGTGATCGTTACATCACCGTCAGCACTGAAAAACTGCTGCCAGTTTTGCTTGTCATAATTCAGACCACGTAGCGCCTCGGCACTTTGTGCTACCAACGCGGCAGTAACCATATTTAATGCCACGCGGGGAACGGAAGACCATGCGGCTCCTGTCGCTCGCGGTCCTGTGTAATTACTGACCAGTGTCAGTCGTGTATTGCTGTTAACTTCCAGCACAGGAAGTGTGTAAGGCACACCACCCACGACAACCACAATAAAATCACCTGCTGCTAACTCAGTGGTGAAAGTGGTGTCAGTTCCGGCAACCGAGGCTGAGTTATTGTTAAGGGTTAAGGTTCCTGCTGACATGAATATTTCCTCAATACATATCCGGAAGGACAAGAATTGGCATATTGATATTTTGATTAAATGACATATCAAATCTGTTATCATTATAATTACCAACAACCTGGTTATACGCTGAACGGATGTTTCCACCTGACATTACCACGCCTTTTTTCCTTATATTAAAATATCCATCCACTCGTCTTGACTGTGCGCCAGTGAATACTATCTGACAATATTTATCACCTATGTATTGATTATTGTCTGTTACCGTTAGTTGCTGGTCATATACAAATGGGCGCTTCACTGTAGAGAACGTAACCTGTCCTGATGGATTGATCATAGTAATGCCATCACCTGCTACTGGTGCCGTGTTATTAAATATAACGAGTTCCATTGTTACCGATGCCGCAACATCATCTCGTCCGGAATAATTGATATCTCTGACAATGAGATTTGCTCCGTCAAAACCTACTGATACATTATTATTATTCCACTTCCCGAATGGTATACCAGACACAGGAAGCGCCATCGAGTCATTGACTGTAACTGTTCCGGAATATGCACATGTCATCAGGCTGGCGCGGTTTGAAATTGCTGTGAAGTCAGTGGAATCAGAAACCAGAAGTCCTTCGTTATAGGTGGCTGCCGGGAGTATTTCAAATACAGTTCCTGCCCAGTTTGGTATTCTTTGGTAATTTCCCTTGTTAGTTCCGTTAATAGTGACTCCACTATCACCATTTCTGGTTACTGATGTCATATATATCGGTAAAACTATCCATGTCTGATTGTCTACGAACTCCTGAATATCAACCGGACGTGTTGGTAAAACAAAAACTGTGGATCCTGATGTTAATGGAGTATTAACCTGAAACTGGTTTGCCCCCGTACCGTAACCAGCAAAACTTGTGCAAAATGACGGGGCACGGAGCCCAGCCGTAATCGCCATCGCAGGCCGACCATCATTATAATCTATCAATATTCCTTCCGGCATATCACCACCTCCCGACGACAACGCGCCCGCCACCCGGTAGATTTACCGTGACGCCACTGCCATTTATAACAACCGTGTTGTTTTCACCGTTAAAGGCAAACTGGCCACTGTCAGCGTAAAGTTTGCCATGTAATTCAGCGTTTCCATTTTTATCAATGCGCCAGCCTGCTGAACCCGCAACAAAGTTATTCGACTGGATAAAATTACCAATTTTGGCATTGGTAATACTGCCATTCTGAATAAACGCATCGCTGATAAATACCTGCCCATTGATAACGGCAAAGGGAGAATATTGCGTATTGCCGCTGCCGCTCATCAGAACGAACTGGTTGGCGTTAAACCCGACGCGGGTGACTACCGGCTTACCCGCTTCCGCCAGCACCGCGATCGACATCCCGGCGTTATACATCACACCGTTTATTCGAACCCCGGTTTTAAGGGTGTAAATTGCAGATGCCCCGGTCGCGTCAACCACAGCGGTGAGCTTATCTTCCAGCGCGGCAGTCACATCATTGAACTGCGCCTGCACCTGCGTGGACATTTCAGCCATAGCCTTATCGACCTGCGCTATGGTCGTTTTAACCACCAGAATATCCGCGCGTACTTCGCCGTACTGCGCCCACTGATGTTCTACCGTTCCATGGTTGGCCAGCGCATTCTGCAATGCGGCTTCCAGGTTGGTATCAATGTCGCTTGTCAGGCGGTCACCGTCGGCAGACGTCAGGAAGTCATCAGCAATATCGCCCAGGTAGTCGTCAGCATTCGCATTAGATTCACCACGAACCCAGTCGGTCCAGCCGGATTCATTACCCGTTCTGTCTACCAGCTGCGCGCGGTACCAGAATTCCTGCCCCGCTTTTAATCCCAGTTGAGTGTATTCGGCAGAAGGATAAGGCACATCAGACAACAGCAGAGGATTTGAGAAATCACTGTTCGCGGTGTACTGAATTTCCGTTTTCAGCGTGTCCCCGGTGTTAGCCGGGAATCCCCAGTTCAGGCGAATCCCCCAGTTGATCGGCGTTGTCGCAAAGCCGACAGGTTTCGGCGGATTTCCCACCTTGCCCGTCAGCGTTTTCTCTTCGGAGTAGCCCCAGCCAGAGGAGATTTCAGAGGCATTAATAGCGCGCACACGCACGAGGTAGCGCCCGGCATAAATACCCGATACATCAAATGACGTGGTGGAGCTGCGCGGCACGTTAACCCAGTTACCGTCATTGCGGCGCCATTGTGCCTCATACGCGATAGCATTCTGCGCCTGGTCCCAGCTCACCCGCATGGTTTCGACGCTGATATTCTGCTGAACCACTGAAAACGAGCTGATCACGATGTTCGCAGGCGGCGACTGGTTACCCGGTGGGATTACACTCACCGGCCGCTGGTCAATGATGGCTCCGGTATCGATACGGGCATATTTATCCGGATCGTGCCATGCGCCGGCAATCGAGAAGGTACCATCATTGTTATCGGAGACACTGACAACACGATACTGCTGGGCGTAGAGTTCATCTGACTCAACCACCCATACAGCTTCGGCCTGTGGTGTCTCACTGTATGCCGTGGTGACTGTGACTGATTCCCCGTTAACCGCCTGAATAGTCCTGCTCTGTGACGCACCGGAGGGAAGATTGAGAATAAGGCGATCGCCTGCTGCTGCATCAGCTACGCGGTCAAGTTTAATCACGCGACCGTTAACAGCACTGATGCGGCCGCCCATAACTTTGCCGGACAGAAGCTCGTCTGACACGGCGATGATGTATCCCGGCTGCGGAATGTTTCCGTCCAGGCCAACATCAAACGAAACAACGCGATCCTTGTTGTTGGTGAGAATACCCCAGCGCCCCTTTCGGTTCGCTTCTGATTGCCGGGTGCAGCCGATGGCTGTCATTTCCAGCTGATTAAATCCGTACCGGGCCACCAGAGGCTGCTCAAACACCGGCTCCATCGCATCCGCATAGGCGTTACCCGGATCAGACCAGGAAACCAGCGCTGTGGTATAGCGCGTTTTCGAAGTGCTGCTGGAATAGGTAAAGCGTCCATCGATAACGTTAGCGCGGGTGTAAGCGTAATCCACATCTCTTGGCATATCGGCAAGCGCAACAATCTGATCGCCGCCCCAGTACGTCATACCCCGGAATATAGCCGCAAAGTCACGCAGCACAGTGTAAGCGTCATTCCTGTCCTGAACATAGACGTTACAGGTATAGCGTGGCTCTGTCCCGCTTCCACCCTTTCCATCCGGTACCGGCTGATCGCAATACTGCGATACCTGGTATAACGTCCATTTATCGATATTGGCTGCACTCAGGCGATTACCCAGACCAAAGCGATCGGTAATCACCAGATCGTAAAATATCCACGCCGGGTTATCGGTCCAGGCCCATTTAAACGCCCCTTGCCATGTACCGCTGTAAGTCCTCGTTTCAGGATCATAATTATCCGGCACACGGATCACGCGCATTTTTGGCTCGCAGGAAATCTGCGGGATAGAGCCATTGAACTGGCTTGAGTCGAACTCGATGTAAAGCAGAGCGGTATTCGGATAACGTAATTTGGCGTCAATCACTTCCGTGAAGCTCTGCAGCGTCATTTTGTCACCGATCTTCGCGCTGTTTGCGTCAGCGGTAATCTTACGTAACCGGATTGTCCAGGTACTGCCAGCCTGTGGTAAATCAATACGGTGGCTGCGTTCGTAGCCTGAGGTGGTTTTCCCGGTTACGCTGGTATTCAGAACGGTCAGCCACGTACCACCATCGGTCTGCAGATCTATCGCATAATTGACGGAATACCCAACCAGATCGCCGTTATCTTCCTGCTTAAATAACGATGGCCATTTCAGGCGCAGACGAACGGCTGAAAGCTGGGAATTGGTAAAGGTGCGTGTCCATGCTGTTGCACTTGAAACCTCAGAGCCAACATTAATCTCATTTTCAGTACCAGGGATACCCTGAATGTAATTCTGCGCCTGCGTCCCTGAACGGAACTCCCACACTACGCCACTAAAATTCTGCGAGCCATCCGCATTCTCAAGCGCGGTACCATCCAGATAAATATCCTTGCCAGTCAACTGTCCTGCGAACTCACCTTCTCCCAGCGCTACGAGTATTTTTGCCTTCGCTACCGACTGCAGATCATCTGGCTGTTCGGTTGGGGTTCGGGAACTGGAACTGCCGCCCTTGCGGCCTTTAATCGTGGTTGCTAAAGCCATATCGCGCCCATAAAAAAAGCCACCCTGAGGTAGCCTGAGAAAAGAATTTTTTCTTACTGCTGATCTTCGACGTATATCCCAGCAGAAATAATCGCCCCACCAATTCGACGCTTACCATACCCTAGGGGGACGGGATATCCCTGCGCCGCTGTATTGGTTACTCCTCCGAACGCATACGAAGCCCGGTTGTCTGCACCTTGTTTGCTGGCTATGCCGGATGGCTGCGGTGAAAGAAGCTGAATTACCCCGCCGAGGACCAACGATGCACCAGTGGCAGCAGCAAACCCAGTCAAGCCACCAGCAGCGAACGCAGCGCCAACGCCGCCAGAAACAAAGACAGCCGTAGTTATCAAAACCGCTCCTAATATGGTCTGAAAAATACCAGCGCGTTTACTACCGATAATTACAGGCATGATCCTTACTACGTCACCTTCAGAGGGAAACCCCATCTCATCTGCAGCGATATTCCTTTTTCCTTTAAACACTGCGAAAGTTAACCCGCGACGCTTACTGCTGATCATGAAACTTTCAAAACCGGGTAATGTTTTACTTAGAGCAATAGCAGCTTCACCAGTTCGCGCTATCAGTCGTTGATGGGTTCTACCGAAGGTCTTTCCTAACACTCCGCCTAGCTGAATTGTTGTCATTATTTCTTTCATATTCTCACCATAAAAAAACCCGCCGAAGCGGGTTAAGTCTTGGTTAGATACAGCGTTCTATTACTTTAATCCGGCTGTTGATTCGATAAGCGAACAGGCCACCTTGATGACGAAATTCTATCTTGGTAATTCCACCGTCCGATATTAAATCAACCATCTCAAGTTGAGATTGTGTAAAAACAGTTTTACCACCGTCATAAGGCTGAATAAAAACGCTTCCATATTTTTGGCTTTCTTCTTGCCAGCCACCGAGTATGCATTCAGCCACCGCGTCAATTTGTTTCTTCGACTGATAAGAATTTGACGCTGGCTCTTTTCGGAGATCCTGCATGCTCGAACATCCAGCCATGGTTAACAAAGAAAAGGCCAATAATGCTTTTTTCATATCCCTATCCCCTTTTGTTTTGCAAAAGGTTAGCACAGAGATTTATAGCGTAGTACCTTCATCGTGCGTTCCTGCCAGTATCCACCATAAGGCACACGCTGGCTCAAATGGCCATAAAGATGGTGGAGTAACATGTTACCTTCCAGTAGGATCCCTGCATGGTTCCACTTATTAGCTTGGACCTGCATGATAACCATATCACCTGGCTGCGGTACGCCACTGAATTCTCGGAATCCGCATTCATACCAGCAATCGTGGTAGAAATTTTCGGGGTAACTATCCTCCCACCAGGGATAATCCACGCGGTAATCCGTCAGTTCTATACCATGCGTCTGCCTGAAGTAGCTCATTATGAGACCCCAGCAATCGAAATGGCCGAGCACAAACGGACGCTCCAGTAGCGGCAGTTCACCGCGCGGCTGGATGGTACGCAGATCCCCATCTGGCCAGCTGATGATGTGCCAGGGTAAGAGCGTTGCATCACATTGCGCTTTATCCAGTTCGCTCGGCTGTGTCGTTGCGTCCGGGTGGCTGTGAACAATGGCAATCACTGTTCCCCAGTCTTCGGCAGCGGCATAATCTTCCGGTGACAGGTGGAAATGCTCTGTCGGATCGGTTGCCAGATTACGGCAGGGAATGTACCGCTGCACCCTGCTTTTTTGCACCACCACGCCGCAGCATTCGCGCGGATATTCAGCAGCAGCATGCTCCATAATGGCGTCGATAATTTTCTGACGCATATCAACTCCTGATCAGGGATGTGCCAGGGAAACCACCGAACGGCAACTCGTTCCCCTCGCCATGTCGTAACTTGCACGCAGTGAGTGTACCGGGGCATTCATCGAGTGACGGATCGTTAACCGGGTTGTTGTGCTTGTCGAAATAGTGCGTTCCGGCATAGTCGCATCCATCACCGGAGCGGTATTTGTTCCGGATACACCAGGTACAAAGTGAATGTAGCTGGCGTGTCGGGATCATCAGCCCCTGCAGATCCATCGGACTGGACAACGTAAACGCCACCACCTCGTTGGTTTCAGTGCTCTTGGCGTCAATGTAAAACACCTTCAGCTTTTCCTGCTGCGGATCCGCCGAAGGGTTTCCCTCCGGATAGTTTTTCTCATCCAGATACTGCGCCAGCGTGTCATGAACGGTGACCTTTGCCTGCAACAAGTCATCATAAGCAAGACACAGCGCCGTAATGGAACTATCCAGGTTAGCGACCGAGAGCGTTGGCTGTGCGCAGGTCCCATCTGTCGCCGTCTCAATACCCTCTATCTGGCAGGGCCAGGCTTTATATTCCTGTCCCTGCCACCAGATCGATTTCGCCGGTAGCTTATTTTCATCCCCACCAGCAGCGGAAATTTCATCGGGAGTATGGGCAATATTGTGGGCGTGGAAGCGGAGAACGTCGGAAACACCGAATGCGGTGCCATCGACATCAAAAAGCCGGACAACATTGCCCGGCTCAAGTTTCTGATAATCACTGTTTAAGCTCATGGTGCAAACGCCTGTTCAAAGGTGGCTGATACGGTTTCCACTGTTTTGCTTTTGGTGACGCGCTGCAGGCTGTCTGCCTCAACGCGCCACAGCGCAAGATCACCGCCAGGTGGGGTAAACGAAAATGATTTCGTCTTATGGCGCCGCAGGAAAGCATAAATATCCCGGACGGTTTGCGGTTCGCCGGTAAATGAAAACTCATAACTGAGCGTTTCATCATTCAGCCCGGCACCTGACACCTGCTTATAGCCATCACCAAACTGCGCCGTACGGATGGTATCCTTACTTTTCAGAGTCGGCTGGCTGGATGCCTTGATCCGCCAGCTAAAATGTTCAATCGCCATCGCTTACCTCTGCTTGTTGGCATTCCAAATCATGCCTCCCGGTTGTATGGCTTTCGCGATCCCTGCCCGGACAGAGCTGTCGATAACCTGCTGGTAGGCTTTCCCGAGCGCATCACCGCTCCCTTTCTGTTGGCCCGACTCACCCTGGCCCGTTGTGACGGAAACCGGCGCGTAAACGCTGACACCGAAAGGAGAAGCAATGCCGCCGCCACTCCCACCCACCAGACCGCCGGTAGCATAGCCGCGCATCATTTTGTACAGATTGCCGACACCGATCCGGTTTGTGGCCTCCTGCGTAAAGACAAACTCTCCACGGTGCACCACACCTGCAGGCTCATACTTACCGCCGGATCCGGTATAACCACCACCAGCAAAACCCAGCGCTGACGTGGCGGAACTGACCAGGCCAGCCATAGCCTGCTTCATCAGGATCTGCGTCAGCATCGACAACGTGGAACGGGTGAAATCGGCCCAGTTTGCTTTCCCTGTCGTCAGCATATCGGCCATATACTGGCTGATACCATCGAATGTGGCTGAAGCTGCGGACTTCATCGAACCATAGGCATCAGCCGCTGAATCGGCATAGTCAGCCCACGCTGAGTTCGCCCCGGCCTGCCAGTTGCCGCGGAGCTCGTCCTGTGCGGCATAATATTTTTTCAGTGCTTCCAGTTCGTTCTGATAACCCTGATCGGAATCCGCGCCGCCTGCATTCATCCAGCCCTGCCGCAGCTGTGCCTCTTCGTTTTGCCGCTGCGCGCCGCGACTGCTCATGCTGCCCCCGGCCACAAGCGCTCGGGTTTTCTCCCCAATCTGGGTAACGTACTTCTGCGAGCTGTCCTGCAGGCGGTTTAACCGTTCCTGGGCAACAATCTGATCGCCCAGTCGGGCATTCACTTCGGCCCGCGCCAGTACCTCGTCTTTGTTCGCCAGCACCGATTTTTCATCGGCGGTCAGCGCGCGCTTTTTGGCGGCCTCTTCCAGCACCGAAAAGCGGGATTGCTGTTTCCACAGTTCCTGCCGCTGCTGGCTGATAGTATCCGTGATGCTCTTATGCTCCTGCAGAGTGCGTAACTGCGCCTCGAGCTCCAGTGTCTGCGCGCTGGCAGCATCGGCACTTTTTACTCCTGCAGGTGTTTTCACTGCTGACGGCTTTTTAGGCTTCTTCAGTGAGTCGTCGTATTCCTTCTTAGCGGCTGCCATCAGAATGTTGTAATCGGCCTGGAGGATACGTCCGTCTTTGATGGCCTGATTATATTCTTTCTGTTTTGCCGTAAATTTATCCAAAGCTGATTCGGTCTTTGAATATGCAGCCTGCGCTTGCGCGGCATACTTCTGGCGATCAGATTCAATCACCGCCTCGCGTGCGGCGTTATCCTCAGTTGCCTTTGCCACACTGGCCTGCTGCTGCGCCATTTCCAGGGCAAGGCGGGCAGACTCCCGATCGTTCCAGTAGCTGGCGCGCGCATCATCATTGACATAACCATCACCTTTACGCAGATTCCAGATTTCATCCGCCCGCTTAAAGGCCGCTTCAGCTTTGGCAACCATCTCCTGCGTGGTGTCAGGCCGTCCGATATCAAGCGCCGCATCCCACATCGATTTAAAGGCACGCTTCAGACTGTCGGCAGCGGTCTCAATCGACCCCATATTGTCGCGCAGGCTCTTTGTCTGCTCACGAAAACCGTTCGTCGCCGCATCATTAGCAGCCTGCAGCGCCCCGGCTTCATCCCCGGCGCGTTGCAACTGCGCCACATAAGCAATCTGTTCCGCTGTGACGTTGTGGAACTGCTGCGCCATGGCAATAAGACCTGAGGTCGGATCGTTCGTCAGTTTGCCGAATGCCGCCGCCACCTTATCAACCGGCACACCTGACGCATCGGTGAATTTCGCTACCGCCTGACTCATATCATCGAACCGGGCACCGGCACGCACTCCGGCGTTAACCAGCTCCGTCAGCGCACTGCTAGTCTGGTTAAACGTGAGTCCCGCCTGTTCGCCGGATTTCGCCAGCACCAGCATGCGGTTTGAGGTCAGCCCGGCAGTGTTACCGGACAGAACCAGCGTTTTATTGAAATCAGACAGCGTGGACGAGCCCTGATACCAGGCGTAAACCACCGCGCCAGTGGCGGCAGCCAGCGCGCCAACCCCAACCATCACTGGCGATATGGTGCCCAGCAGCGCCCGAAAGGTCGGAATAATACCGCCGAAGGAGTCTTTCACCTGACCGCCCTGCTGCAGCAGGATAAGCCACGGACTCTGACCACCGGCCAGCTGGGTGGCGATATCCGTAAACTGCGCAGGCAGCATACGCATCGCCGCGTTGTACTGGCCTACAGAAATACCGGCCTTCTTCGCGGCGCTCTCCTGGCGGGTAAATGACTGCTGCACCTTCAGCGCAGAGTCATTCGCTGCGTCACCCGTCTGCTTAAACTGCCTTTTTACGTACTCCATCTGCTCGTTGAACTTTGACGAGTTAACATCAAGATTAACGACCAAGTCACCCACTGCCGTCTGGGCCATAGCGAACACCTCCTGAAATGCCCTCGGCCTTTGCCATCAGCACAGCGTCACCGGGTTCATCGTTGGCAATATCCTCCGCTGAAGGTGAAAGAAGGCTGAAGCTGGCAGGGGTTGATGTGGTTTTGGGGTCAAGCGCGGTAATGACGATATGCATCAGCGAGGAAAAATGTGCATCCAGTTGCACATCATTAAAAAAATTGTCCTGGTAGAACGTTCGCCAGTCGGCGTATTCCGTTGACGACATACCAGCAAGCATGGCGCGCCAGTCCGGGCGGCGAAATTCACGCGCCAGTTTCAGGACGAATGTCAGCTCGCTGGCGAGGACTTTTCCAGACTGACCGGCTCAGTCACAGCAACATCCTCTGGATCATTAGCTTCCTGCAGCGGCACCATGCCGGACAGCAGCTTTACGCTGTACTCTGCAGCGGAAATAATCTCCAGTGGCCAGGTCATCAGCACCTCATTCTGGATCTGTTCAACGTCTTCTTTCGGCGTTTTGTGCGTCCCTTTCAGAGCGTGGTCATGCCATAAAGACATGGCCACCAGAAGTGCGCCGGATTTAATCGTCATATCCATCGCCGCCTGCATGTCGGCATCGGGGATACTTTCCAGTGTCTTCAGGTGTTCAAGATGCTCAATACGCTGCAGCGCCGACAGTTCGTAGAGCGTGACGGTCTTGCCGTTGCGTTCGAACGGCTCACTTTTTAAAAACATGGGTTACTCCGGAAAGCGGGGCCACAGCCCCGGAAGTCAGGAAACGGTGACTTTACAGGTCGCGACAAAAAGCCCGTCGTTGGTCATCACGATAATGTCGGCGGTTCCGGCGGATATGCCGGTTACCGTCAGCACTGTACCAGCGACAGTCACCGTGGCTTTACCTGCATCCGTGGTGGTGGCCCGGAAAGATGGATCGCTTGCGCTGGCTGGCGCCACAGTGACATTCAGCGTGGTGGTAGCAGCAACTGCAACGGTGGTGGTCGATTTATCCAGGCTGACGCCGGTTACGTCTATCACTGCAGCAGCGCTGTCTTCAGCAAGACCTGGCTTGCCGTTGTTACTGATTTTGACAGAACGGGTAATGGTGTCTTTTGCCGTCACCGTTTTACCCAGGCTGCTTACCCAGCCACGGAATACATCGATGGCGCCATTCGGGTATTTGATTTTGTACGCCAGCACGGTACCGTCATCAAACCAGCGAACCAGATCCTGCTGCCCGCTCTCGGCAGGTTTCCAGGCCAGCGTAAAACTCGCCTCCCCCGCCGATTTCTGCCCCTGCGCGGTAGCAGTCCAGTCGGCATCATCGTCATCCAGATAGGTATCATCGTTTGATTCGGCAGTCAGTTCACCGGGCTGCAGATCTTTAATCTTTGCCAGGCGCGTCCAGTCAACATCCGATAATGGGTTAGCGAACGGGTTGCCCGATCCGGAATAAATCCAGAGCGTGGTGGTGGCACCCTTTACCGGCGCCAGTGGGTTTGGTGTAGTCATTACGTCCTCACATAATGTAGCTGATGGAATAACTGAGGTCGGCAGATCCCCACGTCATGGCCTCTTCATCGCGCTGATAGTCATACCCCTGAGCTGCCATCAATTCGAGAAGATTTGCCAGTTCGGGAACATCAGACATTGCCGGATAGATGCGGTCCTCCATCCAGGAATCCAGAGCACTGTCTGTAGCCGTGGCTTTCAGAAACACCTCAACATGCAGCACGGCTGTCCACATATCTTCATCAACACTTTCATCCGAGGCTCGGGCATCAGAAAGGTAAACCGCAACCGCCGGAAGATCCTGCTCATCCAGAAACCCAGGACGACCATCGAACCATGTCACTGCATCTGAGATATTGCGCTGGAGCGCGGTTAGTACGGCTTTGCGGATATCACTGTTTTTCATCGTTTAAGGATCAGCCTCAGTTGGTTAGACAGGTTTTGTCGCATAATTTGCGGCATACGTTCGTCCATAAGTTTTGGCACTTCAGCCCGGAACGTTTCGGTCAGAGGAACGGAAAGGGGAATACTGACCACTTCAATGGGATACCGACTCTTTGTGGTACGCCGCAAGACATGCCAGCGACCGTTTGCCAGTTGTTGAAGAAAGGCCCCGGGAAAACGAAAACGCCCCACACGCAGCTCACTGTTCGTACCTGACTTATCACGTTTACGCCGTGACAGACGCATACTGGATGGTCCCAGTTTGATAGCGGGAAGATTCCCGCGGTTTATGCGAATCAGAGCGCGCGGCTTCTCCACCGTAGCCCGACGTATCCGTGCACGCTGCCTGACCAGTTTTCGGGGAACGCGGGTTGATTTCGCGACAGCGGACACACTGCGATTGACCGCCTGCGTGGCGATACGGTTCACCGTCTGGGCGGAAGCGCGCGGTACAGCTCTTTTACTGATGCTGTTCAGATTAGCAATGGCCTGCTCCAGCCCCTTAATCGACATATTCCCTCCTGCTTACTCGATAAAGATGCGCGGTTTGCCGTTAAAGCGTTCGTGACGGGTAAGATGGAATTCCTCCCCTTCAAAAATCACCACGTCATTACGACGCGGACTGTATCCTGAGGTAAACACCACCAGCGATCGCCCTGTTCCGCTCAAAGGCCCCATTTCTTCCAGAAACTCAGCCGGAATAACAATCATTGGCTCCCCGTTGATGGTCGCTGGCTTTCCCATTTTGTTTACCGTGACCGCATCCATGCGGCTGACAAGCCTGTCAAAGGGATTAAGCATTGATTTTCACGGCTACAATTGCGGAACTGGCAGTAGCATCTTCCCAGGCTACCCCGGCCAGATCGGCTCCTGTCGCATCGTTCTGCACTTTGCCATCTTTGATATGAACCTGCTCACCGATGGTGATCGCATCGGTAGTCAGCTTAGGAAGCAGGAAAACCCCTTCGGCAAAACCGTCCCCCGTCTGGCCTGCCGGAATATCAGTAATGGCAATCGCCACGACTTTCCCCACCATCACCGGCGAACCACTCAGGATCGCACCGCTGCCCGTGTTGGCAATCTCAATAGTTTTGCCATGCTGTATAAAATTCTTCGCCATAAATTCAGTCTCCAACCAGCCCCATACGGGGCCGAATTCAGATACAAAAAAAGCCCTGATGGGCTGTGATGTGCTGCTTGAGTGGAAGGAATTATTTCCCGGTAGATTTCGCCAGGCCACGATAATCCAGAGGGGAAACACCAGCATCGATGCGCACCTTGGTCGCAATGCCGTCGGTCGTGAAGCCTTCCTGCTGGTCGATATACGGAGTATCAACGCCGTTCAGGTAAGCCACTTCGATGGTGTCCGTGCCCTTAGCGGCGGCCAGATACCAGGCGCTGGTGTCTTTGGCGTCAAGACGCGGCTCCGCGATAACTTCAGCAAAGTTCTGAATTGGGTTCATGATACCGGCGTTGATATCCGCCCCTTTCACACTGGCAGACTTGATCGTCTGGTTTGCCAGGGTTTCGAGCGCGACTGGCACCAGCATGAATGCCGGGCGAATATTCAGGGGACGCTCTCCCTCTTTCTGAAGGCGCATCATCTTGCGCGCTTCATCAAGGCTGGCTACAGAAATCGCGCCTGCGGAAATATTGCCGTGATCAGCATGGAACAGCGGCTTACCATCAGACAATTTCGCGTTTTCGGTAAGAACGGCATATACCAGATCGCCAATCGTCCCTTTTGCCGCACGCCCCATCTTCATAGGTACATCGGTTAACTGATTCAGATCGTCGTTGATGATAGCCTGACGGGTAATAGAGAAGATTTCACCGTAGGTGGCCAGCGCGATGCTTTCACCTTTATCTTTGGTGGTCACATACTTATATTCAGCCCCCTCGCGTACCTGACGCAGGGAGGAGAAACCACCCAGGCCGACACGATGCGCCGTTTTAAAGTCAGACAACTGGCCTTTCTTGGTCCACTGCTCAAAAGTTTCTGCCGCTTCCTCCCAGCCCTGAAGCAACGCTTTATTAGCAACGTCGAGCAGGATATTGCCGAAGTCAGACGTGCTGTGCGTCAGTGCCATACCGACCATCTGCATCGGGTTATAGCTGGAAACGCCGATGCCGCGCTCGGTCAGCGCCATACGGGCATATTCGCGCAGCGTCATACCGTTGTAGACGTTATCACGCTCCATGCTCTCGAAGCCCGCGCGCGCCATCAGTGCCTGGCGAACTCCGTCGCCAACAAAGTTACCGTTCCCGGCGTAAATATGCGCATCCGTGGTTTTATTCGACGGGGTTGCATTTTTGCCCAGCGCCGCCAGCAGTTCATCTTTAGCCTGTGCAACGGTGCATTCCGGATCCGCGATGCATTTATTCTGCAGCTCATGATGCTTGCCGCCGAACATCGCAAAGAGATCGTTAATCGCGGTAACACGGTTCTTTTGCTCGGCAAGCACCTGTGCACGGATAGTGGCTTCATCAGAAGTGGACGCTGGCGCTGTGGTCGTCGTTGCCGGCACCTGTGGTTGTGGTTGCTGCGGTTCGCGCTGGGTAGTATTGCGCGGCGGGGCGATCATGTTACGAATGCTGTTTGGCATCTTTTCAAAGTCCTCGATACGTTTTGATTGAATGCAGGCCATCGCCTGCAGAGATGTAGTTACCTGATCGGCAAAGCCATGCGCCAGGCATTCTTTACCATCCATCCAGGTTTCATCGTCCAGCATGGCGGCGATTTCCTCGGTCGTTTTTCCTGTTTTCTCCGCGTACGCCGGGATCAGGACAGACTCGACCTTATCCAGCAGATCGGCATAATCCCGCATGTCGTTGGCATCGCCACCTGCGAATCCCCATGGTTTGTGGATCATCATCATGGTGTTTTCCGGCATAATGACCGGGTTGCCAACCATCGCAATAACCGAAGCCATTGAAGCAGCCAGACCATCGATGTGAACGGTGATCGCTGCGCCGTGATGTTTCAGGGCATTAAAAATGGCGATGCCATCAAAGACATCGCCACCGGGCGAATTGATATGAAGGTTGATATGGGTAATGTCGCCAAGCGCCTTCAGGTCATTCACAAACTGGCGCGCCGTCACCCCCCAGTAGCCGATCTCGTCGTAGATATAAATATCCGCTTCGTTGTCGGCGCTGGCCTGCATACGGAACCAGGAATTACTTTTTGCGCTGGCTTTCGGACGGTGATGCGCCCGGCTCTTTGGCTTCGGCACTTGTGCCTCCTTTGTCATTGGCAGGGTCAGTGTCAAACACCAGCCCCATCTCTTTGTTTTCGTCGATTTCTGCCTTCCGTCGCGCCTTCACATCGTTCGGGTTACGTCCGCTGGCGCGGACCCAGTCGGATTCTGTTGCCGCTCCGCCCCGGATCTGTAACTTCCAGGCATTGGCCTCTTTAACCGGATCGATCCACGGCATAACAGGGCCGGAATAAACTGCCGAGTACAGCGACTCCATATCCAGACCGCGGGGTAATTTAATCTCGCCGGCGGCCACCGCCATTTTCAGCCAGGCGCGGTACATTGGCCGGGTCACCGCGCCAATAAACCAGTCCTGCAAAATGAGATAGCCGTCTGTTGATTCCACCAGTTCCTGCCGCTGCGCGCTGTAGGTGCCGTTGTAGTTTCTGGCTGTGCTTGAAAAGCTGAGTCGACTGCCTGCTGCGACAGCGCGAAGTTGCCCATTACGGAAGGTTTCAAGGTTAGGATTGGGCCGGTCAGATTTCACCATGCCGATATCTTCACCTGGCTTAAGATCGTCATAAATGATGCCAGGCTGAATCATCACTTCCCGATCATCATCATCGGAAGAAGTGTTGCTCTCTTCGAAGCTTTGCCCGTCCCCCTTTTTGATGTACATGCCCAGCGCAGCAGCAATACGTGCGGCGGTGAGCTCGGCGTCTTCATATTCTTTGAGTGCGCTCAGGCGCATCAGTACGCCGGACAGCATCGATACGCCCCGGGTCTGGTGCAGACGGCGGACAAATTTAAGATGCAGCATGTTTTCCGCATCAACTTCTTTGGTATCAAGCTGACGGCCTGAAACGGGCAGGCTTTTATAAACCTGATATTTCCTTGGTCTACCCCAGTTGTCGACGAATACCCCCTGATTAAGCTGGCTGGCAGCATCGCTGTTCATGGGAATAAAATCGGGTTCAAGCGCTTCAAGCCAGAAAGGGATACCGGCTGCTGGCGTAAGACCATTCCCGGTTCCACTGACAAGCTGGGCAAATACTTCGCCATCCCGCAGCCAGGTGCGCAACATCAGGCGCTCAAGCATCGGACGGGTAAACTGGTTCGTGACATCTGGCCTGACAGACCATTCTGCCCATTTACTACGGATCTGATCGGCCAGCTTTTTGGCGATTTTACCGTTCATCAGTTTGGGATGGGGTTCAACAATAATTCCGGCTTTCCCCACCACCCGTTCTTCAAGCTTATCGAACACCCCAATCACCAGATCGTGGTTGTTATCGAGCCACCGGGCCTGCTCCCGCAATGATACGGCCCCCATTTTGCTGAGCTGATCTGCAGAACGGTTTTCACGGCGCCCCTTATGCGTTCTGGTCGGGGTAACGGCTTCATATGCCCTGATTTTCGCGCGCGCCTGCAGACGGGCGGCTTTCCAGCCAGGCGAAAAGACACCAATCGCATCATCTAAAAGGCTCATTCAAACCTCGCCAGTCGGTAACCGGGTCGCCCGCGGCGATGAGAAATAAGAGAAGAGAGACGACGCTCCCACTCCTGCCGCCCTTTACGGATTTCCGACAGGTTCTCCATCGTCATTTCCTGCCCATTGAAACGGATAGTTTTGCCATCCAGCACCGCCATCTCGGCTTCGGTATAACGCTGGATCATGGCTTCAATATCAACACGGTTCACAACCATCCTCCTGAAGTACTCCAAGGGTTAGCATCATCGGTTACGGGATTTTTCCGCTTCCGTTTTTTGGTGGGTACTGGTTCTGGTGTCTGGGATGACGTTTCGCCAGCTTCCGGTGGCGCGTTCTCCAGCCAGGTTTCCCGCCTCGCCCACTCAGGAGCAGCGGGCCATTTGATTTTCTCGTAGCCGTGGAGGATGGCGAGCGCATCAGCGTAGACCAGCAGATCAAATGCTTCATTTGCACCACGTCCCGGCTTACTCCATTTACCATCGGTCGAACGCTCCTCATAGGTCAGTTCATCGTAAAACCAGCTGCCGAGCCAGTCAGGGAAATGCACATAGCCAGGGCCAGGTGAATCACGCCACAAAGCGTTGTTCACCCTGTCTTTCAGAGCATCGGTCTGGAGCAGGTAAAGCGGGACATCACCAGAAGCCTGTGCTCGTCGGCTTGAGCGTCCGGTATTATCAGGAAAGGTTCTGGAGATGAGTTTTGATCGGCGGACACTGTCGCCTTTGAACAGATAAACCTGTTTTCCGAGTCCCTCCCGACGGCACTTACGCCAGAATTTATAAGCGTTGTCGGTCACACCATCCTCACCGCCGGAGTCAACGGCCATCGCCATCAGCCGCATACACCGGGTCGGATCCGATGCCAATGGCCAGGCTTTGTTAAACGCATCGGTCAGCAATAAATCCCAGTCTTCCGGATAGCTTGCCGGGTCAATCTGCTGGCTCTCACCATTGGCGTCATGGCGCATCGACTGCCGGATGTTGTAGCGGTCCACCAGCCAGCGCTCTCCCATGCTGCCGTAACCAGTAATCTGAACAACAAAACGTCGGTTGCGCCCCGCCTGAACGTCGACGGTCGCCATAAGAAAACAAACCCCGTCCGGAACAGAGCGCTTTGGTACATCCTCCGCACGCTGCTCAAGCAATTCACTTTTACGCTGATCCATGCTGGATCGGGGAAGGTACGGACGCCCAAAGTCTGTGTTGATTACCGTCTTCAGTGCTTCCTCGCTGCCGGTGGCCTGATAGTCCTGCTCGGCAGTAAGAAATTTATAGATGAGCTGCGCCCAGGTCTGGTACGCGGCGGCGGGTCCTTCCATCCAGAAGGAGGCAATGCGCGAGCGGCGCCCTTCTCCAGTGATAACACCATCGCTGTCGATGGTTTGCCCATCGCGCAGCCACACGCCTTTCATATTCAGCGAACGCTTCATATCCGGTGTGATGTGATCTTTACAGGCAGGGCATTGAAGACTCGCTTTCTCGCTCGCCTGAACAGGGTCCGCGATATCGCGGTAACCTGTCATGTTGTCCATTTCAGGTTGGAAATATTCACCGCAATGTGGGCACGGCCAGTAAAGGCGACGGCGATCACCACGGTTGTACAGCGCCAGAATCCCCGTTGAGGGAGGTGCTTCATGTGGTGAGCTACGGCGCCATTTTGTGTCACGTATATCGCGGCCCGGCGAACTCTCAACCAGTGTCATACCTGATGACATGAACGTTGTGGTTCGCTTTGATGCCAGTGAAAAGGCGTCACCTTCCCCGTCAATGTCTTCCGGGAAACGGTCATAATCGGTCAGTGCCACGCATTTATAGTCCGATGAGGACATAATATTGACCGATGGCCAGCCGATTTTCAGGTAGTTCCCGGCACGAAACGTGCGATCATATACGTTGTTATCGTTACGCCGCGGGCTCAGTCGGGATTTCACTTCAGGGCTGCAACGGAATGTACGATCAAGACGCTTTTTGGAGTGCTCGCGCGCCTTTTCCTCAGTCATCTGAATCAGGAGCATATCAGCCGGATCACAGACAACGTTGTAAACAATCCAGCCATCAATCAGACCAATGGTTTTACCGGTTCGCGCCGGACCAACAAACACCACTGCGTCATATTCACGCGATGCCAGGCAGTTCATCGGTTCAATCACGTAAGGTGCCAGATCCGGATCCCATGGAACGGAGTTACCCGCCCCCATTGGCACACGCATATAAGTACTGACCGCATCGGCCACCTGCATTCGACGCGGGGCACGTAAGATACCGGAAACATCGCGGCGGATGCCTCTGGCGGATGCCCGCTTTGCCATCAGTCCTCCTCTGGCTCTTCCTCCTCTTCTTCAGCATCCCGTACCCTCTCCGCCATCTGATCGCGCAGGTCATCGATAACGCTCTGCACGCGAGAAACCGCAACAGGCGTTAATGCACAGTCACGCTCAAGTACATCAGGGAGGGTTTCAAGTACCATGACGACGGCTTTCGCCATCAATGAGAATTCTCGCGCAACTTCATCGGCGGGAATGAGCTGCCCCGTGTCCTGCTCAAACTTAAGTCGCTCATTCTCAGCTTTCCAGTGGGAAAGCCTGTCCGATGGCGGCATGTCATCGATATTGGCTGACACAGTAGGGATCATCAGTTCGGTCAGAATGTCGGTGATCAGGTAAAGCTTTAATTTGCTGTTGCTACCTGGTGCCGGTTCAATATTTTTCAGCCTGGCAGCAACCGTCTGACGGTGTACGCCAGTGATCCCCGCCAGCTGGTTGATGTTCAGTTTTAAAGCGGCAATTTCCTGGTCCATGATGGTGAACACTTTTTAAACGATTCGACATCTGCACGAAATCGCCTCTAATGAGATCAATAACCTGTGCAAATGATGATGATGACCTTAGATCCGAAAAACTAGCCGTTTTCCGCGAGCACGCCGCCCCGTGGCAGGGTCCCCCTCCGGGAGTACCTTTTGATAATAATTATCAATTGCACACTATCGACGACACTGCCGCCAGATAACGCCACCGGGTAAACATTCCATCATGATGGCTTTGCGGATATGGGAAGTTAATTCATCCATTGCTTTCTTGTCTGCCGCCACCTGCTTTGCGACATCACGCGCCGCACATTCAGCAGCGTTTTTCAGCACATTTTCGAGCACCGCTTCGAGATTGGTATCAATGCCGGCTGTGTGCTGCTCCTGGTGGAATGCATACGAACTGATCGTGGCCTCGTTAACCATTGCGCTGTTAATAAAGACCTCGCCATCTTTAACTATAAATGACGGATTCCCTTTAAAGTAATTCCTAGCTAATTTCACACCTTCTGGTGTGAGAAAGGTTAAGAATCCGCTAACTGGAAACTGCGGTGGAGCAGACATGGAGTTAACTAATCCCAGTTCGCGCAGTTCACCCATACCTGAATTGGACGGCAGATCACCAGACTGATGAGCACCGCGAAAAAAAAGGCATACATTACGTCTATTGCAGCGCCAGATAGCGTAATGATTTCGTTACTCATGATACGTTTCCTTTTAGGCGTGAGCCTGTCGCACGGCAATGCCGCCCGAGAGGTAAACGCAACCTAACGGCATCACCCAGGCTCACTACTGAAAGACTCTCTTTGGTTTGCGCGTGCGAAGCGCATGAAATATCCCTGCCTCAGTGAGGCATATCATTAACTTTAAAAATAAGCAGTCCAGTTCTCATAGAAAGCCCCGTATAATGTTTATTGGTGTATTGAAATTAAACGAGAGGGGATTTTATGGACTCAAAAAAAACAGTTTCGTTTCGTGCAACTAACTGTGAAAATTGCAGTTTTACTGGAAACATGTCGTACGGTTCAGATGTTGGATTTGACATCATCGATTCCAAAGGAATAGCAGTCAACGAAAATAGACACTTTTCTGAGCAAGTATTAAATGCATATTATGAAACCATGAAGTTAGTTCATGCTTCTAGCAATGAGATCGCCGAAAAAGTTGGTGATAAAAATCACAAAGAAATCGTTGAATTACTTGAAAGCATAGTGCGAGAACAATCTAAATCCCCTTTAGACTATATCGAGACTCTGGTTTCATTAGGTGCAAATACTTTGACTATTTGGCCAGCTATAAAACATTTGATAGGCATGCTCCAGGTATAACATTATCAAGCTCACCTTCTGGTGAGCTTTTTAATGGCTAACAGCCAGCATCCGGACGCGCTACAGCTCGACATGCCCACATGCAGGCTTCTTAAGTGAATGAGATGCCAAAACTAACCAGCACGGCTTTCTTTTCCTCAATCCGGCGATTAAGTTCAGCCACTGCATGCGGGCGGATAGCATCAAGAAAGGCATTATCCTGATAGGTCGACTGGATTGTCACCCCAAGCCCGGCACCGCTTTCCAGTATGCCTTTCTGTCGCTGTAACTCTTTCATCTCGTTATAGATGTAATGCGCGTTACTTAGGTTCTCTACGTTCACGACCTGGCTCCTTCATGCAGTTAGCCTGCACTGATTTGTTGTGCGCCAATATGTCCCGCTTCGTCTGTTTATCCAGCACGGCAATATCGTGCTCAGTGAGGTAGATGATGCTTACCCAGTCACAGGCCGTGTCCGTTACTTCAGGTTTTGCGGGTATATCTTTCGCGCAACTCGCGGTCAACATCGTCATCAGGAAGATGATTAACAGTCTGCTGTACATCCCTGGCTCCTTTTGTTGTTTCTACCCGGCGTTCGGCTACCGCTTCAGTAGCTGCTGCACGTTCTTCAGTGCGTTGCTGGTTCGCTTTTGTCTCAGCGATGTTAGTACCGCGTGATTTACCCAGACCAAAAGCACCGGCAATTGCAGCCAGCACAGCAACGACCAGGCCGATAATCATTTCAAGTCCCATAGTGACCTCACACCAGTGCGGCTTTAGCTTTAGCGTAACGTTCACGGCGGTCTTTAATGCCGTTCTGCCCGCCGTTAATAATCTGCGTGACGCGTTCCACATCCCCCGAATGGAGGAAACAACCGCGTAACGTGAAGTACCATGCCGCTGAACGGGCAGCATGCTTCTCCTGCGTCAGCAACTCTGGTGTGCTGATCAGATCCAGCTTCAGCGCCGCACCGCATTTGGCGTAGTTCTCGCGGCCAGTGATTTGAAGCAGGCCACGACCGCGATATTTCCAGCCATCACCTTGGCTGTTATTCCCCATGCGGTCACCGTACACCAGATTGGCTATTTGTGGCTGGTGGGCCACCTGCTTACCATCGACACGACCCAGCATTTCACACTGATAAGGAGTAAGGCGTTTACCAAAGGTTTTCTTCAGCCCCTCTACCGAGTAGTTGAAGCTTTCCACCAGCGAGGTAAAACCAGCAGACTCATGCCCAACCTGGGCGATGAACATAGCCAGATCGTTCGTAGCTGTAATGCCAAACTCTTTCATTGCCGCATCAATGTGCGGAAACCAGCGTGCAGAAAGCCCGGCGCTGATACCAGCCGCCTGCTGAAATTGTGATTGGTTCATTATTGCCTCAGATGATCAACCAGGCGTGCCACGTTGCCTCTGACGGCGACCAGCACAGACAGGAAAATAATGTTGGCCCCGATAGTGGCCCACGATGAATAAGGGTAGATACCGCACAGATATGCCAGCGGAACTGCGCTGTAGATGACCGTAAGCAGCCACGCCAAGCGAGATATCCATGGTCGATGTCGCGAATCGCCACGACGATAAAACATCAGGGTCAGCACTACCCCAGCGCAAAGCAATGCATTTAAAGTTGCCGATGGGTCATTTTGTACCACCTGAACCTCCCCGGCGCGTTATCAGCGCCACCAGCGAGCCAACATCCTGATTATTCAGGAACGTCAGGATTTTCACGGCTAAAGCAGAAACGATTACGGCGCCAATGGCATCCAGTGGTTTATCACTGTAGCCGGTAGCCTGAGCCAGCTTTGAACCCACCAGCCCGGAACAAAGGATCCCCGCGATATACGACACCAGAAAATATGCCAGTCGGCGCGCTGCACTCAGGTCTGCTGCGGTTGCAATGTAAAACACAGCTCCGGCAAATGCGCCAAACACCACGCCGTAATCGGTTCCGGACAGAAATCCATAGACACTGGCACCCGTCAGGACACCACCAGCCAGCCCAGTACCGGAAATCGGATCGGACATTAAGCCCCCTCTTAATTGCTGTGAGCCCTCTCAGAAATGAGGGGAATAAATAAATATCCTCCGGCATAGCCGGAGGTTTTTCTGATGCGCCTGTAAGGCTCTCTTACCAGCCGCGCCCTAACAGGCGCATACGATCTGACATTTGCATCAAACTTCGTTACTTACGGCCCGTAAACGGGCTGCCCGAATTGCTCACCCATTTTATCCTCTTCAAGCTGGTGCTTTATGTAGTCCTGTATCTTCGCCGTGTTCTTACCCACCGTATCGACATAGTACCCTCTGCACCAGAACTCCCTGTTCCTGTATTTGAATTTTAGATCCCCAAACTGCTCGTAAAGCATCAGACTACTTTTACCCTTCAGATATCCCATGAAGCTCGACACACTCATCTTCGGCGGGATCTCCAGAAGCATGTGAATATGATCTGCACAACATTCCGCTTCCAGAATTCGTACGTTTTTCCATTCACACAATTTTCTTAATATGCTGCCTACTGCCCTTTGCTTCTCTCCATAGAACGCTTGTCTTCGGTATTTGGGCGCGAAAACTATGTGATATTTACAGTTCCATCGGGTGTGCGCTAAGCTCTTTTCGTCCCCCATTGGGACCCCCTTTTGATTTCTTGTTGAACTTTTGCAGTTGCCAGACCGCAAGATGTTTTAACAAATCAAAAGGGGTTTTAATAACTGACTTAAAGCTGAAAGCTTTCCGGAACCCCCAGCCTAGCTGGGGGTTTTCCATAGACAAAAAAGCCAGCATATGCTGGCCTTAATTCATAGATTTATTTGTTATCTACATCGTATTCTTTCTTGAACCGCAATCCCAGGAGGAATAACTACCTCTTGAGCATTCGCATTTTTCCAGAATAATCTAAACTCATCCTGCCAAGAATCTAAATGAGATTTCAAAAAGTGATTCCGCAAGTGGTATTTAGTGTATTTACATTCCCCTGCTTCGCTAACAAGTCCAATTTGTTCATCAAGAACCTTTTTTAGCCTATTGACGTCAAGTATCCTTACACATGCTACTTTGCCAAGCCTTTTGGCTATATAGTTACTTCTTCTGTTAGCAAGGCATAAAACCAAACCATCCTCATAACGGATGTCAAAACTCACATTTGAGGCGACAACTTTATTATCAATAATTATTTCACCAATTTTAACATCCCTGCAGGCCCCCTCTATTCTTAAACCAGGGAATTGATTTTTTGAATGTGTCGAATTATCAATAATATTCTCATCTGGGGTATATATCTTATCTCTTGCTTCTGAAAGATAACTACTAGCCTGACTAAGAGGAACCTTACCACCAGATACCCAAGGTTCAACCCAGCCATGATGTGTAAGGTAAAGATACTTTTCCAAATGTATTTCTCCGAAATGATGATAAAACCATTATTTCGGAATCTTAAAAGAAAATAAGATAGAGATAAACGTTGATAAAAGGAATTGATGATGCAGTTCAAATTAAAAAACCCGCAACAGTGGCGGGTTTATGTTTTATGCTGTTGCTCCGTACGCTTTACTGTCCAGAGCCTAACACAATTTAAGCACTTTATTGCTCACTCTGCAACTTAAATCTGTCGCCATTTGTGCCAAAAGCATCACAAAGTGGAGCGTACAGGATCGATTCTGCCAAACTTACCCATGTGTCAATTCGGCGGCGGCATGTGATAAGGGTCCAGTCAGAATGTTTTGCATTAAGCTCGTTGGCCATCTGCAGTTTGCTCTTCCGGAGTCGGTGACGGTCGACGATAACGCTATAGAGTCCACGGTATTCATCATTCATCAGTACAGAAGCAATGACACCGTCCACTAACAACCCTTCTTCGTCTGAACAGAACGCCAGGCCGCTTTTATTTTTGCTGTTAAGGATTTCACGCAGGTACGCTTCAAGTTCAGGCTTGGTGATACCTGATTTCTTCATGCGGCGTAGTGCTTCGTTAATTGCCGTTTTGGTTATTTTTCCGGATGCAAGTAGCTGGTTAAACATGTTCCCACCACTACCACCGCCGATATAAGACCAGCGGCCCCACATGCGCAGCTTACCCTGTATCCAGATGCTTTCCAGAGTACGAAGACGAACCATTTCACCAGATTTACCAACTTCAGAAGGATTAATCATTTAGCGTTCTCCACTTACACCAGTACACCGATTGCCAGCGCACGATCTATAACCCGAAACACCAGGACCAGTTGGTCACCGTATTTCGCTTCAAATGCCACAGGATCAGCATGCAACTCGTCGTGATGCTCTCTGCACAGAGGGATCACGAAGAGGTCATGGGCTTTTGTTGCTGTCCCCCCCCATACCGTGCCCTACGATATGGTGCGGATCATCTGCTGGCCGTCGGCAACACTCACAGGGTTGTGTTTTAACCCAGCGGGTGTACGTCTCATTTACCCAGCGGCGACGTTTTGGCCTGAGCATGAAAGACTCTGGCGACTCCGGATCAACAGAGAGTGTGAGGATCTTCTTCGCCTTCTCCTGCACGAGGCTGGCTGCTGACACGGAAGGCACAATGTCGCTTTCCCCCATAACAGAGCGGATCTTCTCATCCGGAAGGCGTAGCCCCTTGTGCGCAACGCTTTCCGGAATAACATCAGCCAGGTCGTTCCTGACCAGCCACCAGCACAATTCCGGCAACGTCAGGATATGCGACTCGGGAAAACCAGAATCGCGACGAATAACTTCCAGAATCCAGGATACCAGGTTTCCTGCCGCTATACCTGCAAGCTGTTCGGTATGCTGCCCGGACAAAGTGTGATCGCAATGCCAGCACAGACGAATGCTTCCTGGTGGGTGCCGCATTGTTATGAAGTTCTTGTCGTGCCACGATGAATGTGGCCACTGGCATTCAAACCGATTACTCAACCATTGCTCAAGGGAAGGAAGCCCGCCGGCACGCTGAATAACCCGCTCATTCCCGAAGACCTGCCGCATTACCGGATCATCAGCCAGCGGCTGAATGGCGGCGGGAACAGCCCCTGTACTGAATGACGCCATTTCTTCTGGTTCAGGTTCGAGAAGAACACGACCGCGCATGAAGAGGTGCATCAGTTCCGCGCCGGGACGAAACAACACAATCCCCATGCGATGGGCGACTTCAGGAGTTAACAAAGCCCTCACGCCGCCTGCCCCCCCCCCCCCCCGCAATATGTTCAGCCCACAAACCACCAATCCAGCGTACTCCCTTGGCAGTGAAACGCGTCTGGCTGAATGCGTGATTGGATGTGCTCGATGTTCCGGTCTTAACTTCAAATCTTCCCACGGAAATGTGCTGCGCCATGGGGGTAAGTGTGCCGCCGAGGCGATACAGGATATTGCGTTCGATAAGGAACAGACGAAACTCAGTTTCTTTTGCGTTGAGCAATTTGGCTACCTGCCGGAATGACATGGAGCCTTTTGCAGAGCAATAACGATCAACAAACTCGACTTTTGGCGCCGCGGCTGCCAGCTGGATGGTCAGTTGCTCTTTCTGCTCGGCTAAATCAGCAGCCAAGCGAAGCGCTTCCGGCAATGAGCGGGGAACACTGACACTCTGCCCTTCTTCCAGTTCCTGCCAGCGATCGACGACCGCGGCGGTAAATTCAGGAGACAATCTGGCAACAATCACCAGAGAGTCGCGTTTGTTAAAACGATACTCCTGGTACACATTACCGTTATGCTCAAAATCGAACTGCGCCAACGGCGCGGTTAAAATTCCCGCAGCAACAAGACGCTCAGCCGAGCGTTTCACGTCACTGTGTTTACTCTGAACCAGATCCGCAATATCACGGCTGGACATTGTTACAACACCATTCACGATTAACTGGCTCATACTTTTCTCCATATCAGGCGGCTGCACCCGCCGGTTCATATCTGCTGATCGTTATCTCTACCCGACCTTTCGGCACTACGGGTCCCCATTCCACCAGCATGCGCTTAATCTGGCTGTCATCTTCCCAGACACCCGCATGCGTCAGCGCGTCAAACAGGGCTTTGTTGTAATTATCGATATCCCGGCGGCGCGCATCCGGCGGGTACAGAGTGATTTCTACCGCTGCCAGTTCAGTCGATGGCTTCGGGAGACGACGTAATTGCTCAATGATCGCCACGCAGGCAGCGCTCTGGTATTTACGACCATCAGCGCTAATGAGGTGACGACCGGCCAGCGGCCCCTTGTTAGGGGCGCGCCAGTAAGTGTTCACGCTAGGAGGAAAAGGCAGGACCAGTTTCACGCGATCTCTCCCCGCATATTGCGAACAAGTTCAGAAGCAACAGTAATGATTTCGCTGGTGGCCGTTCGTTCCAGCCAGAGTTGATTGATGTTTGCTTTCAGCTTGTTCTGCTGCGATTCATCCAGCATGTCAGCGCCGTCTACCTGGTCGAATACAATTCCAACCTCTAGCGGCCAGATACGGGACTCGGGAAGCGGATCCGCTACTGGTTTAGCTTTATCACGGATGTGCATGCGGATCTGGCGAATATTGGACCAGCTGGAAACATCCAGGCTTCCCATAGCTGCAATGAAATCAGTACTGTTCATGCCATATTCACCAGATGCTTCAAGGGCAACAGTGCGAATACGTTCCGACATATCCAGGCGCGCAGCAGCGTCATCGAATTCAATCGACAACAGCCACTCATCCACACCGAACAAAATACTCTCACTAATAAGCAGCTTCGCTTTATCGATCGTTAATGGTGATACCTGAGTGAATTCTGGTGCTTCGACAGAATCCGCCGCCCAGGTATGCCCAAACTTCGATTCACTGAATGTGTATTCTTCTTTATCGCCAAACGCAGCTCTAACGCATGCCCACGCCTCGACACCGCTGACATCAAAAATATCTTTCTGGGTGAGTGGCAACTCTGCTTCTGGCTTATCAGCTGCAGGAGGTGTGTCAGTTGCAGGCTGAGACTTGCTGGCGGAAAATTGTGCCAACGACATAAACGCCCGCCCTTTTGCCTCCAGTTCTGTGCGGTTGATATAGCTGAACCGCTCACCACGCCATGACTTATCGAATACAGCTATGGCGCCGGCAAAAAAAGCGCTGGTGGGCTTCTGTTTTTCGTCAGCAGGTATAAACCACACAGGCAGATCGAACCCAATGCGCCCACGGATGAATACGATGTGATCGGCATCTTCCGGCCACCACGTTTCGCTCGGCGCAGCTTTTATCAGGAATACATAACGCCCGCCCTTTTCGCGCTGGGTTGCTGCGTAGTTCATGATGTGCGTCATGCCGGTGATCGCCTGTTTCTCGTGGTACTGCGAACGGCTATACGGTGGGTTGCCATAACCAGCGCCACCCAGTTCTGTAAGACGTTCAGACCAGTCCTGCGTCAGCGCATTATCTTCGGCGGTGTACCATGCCGGGCACTTCGCGTTGTCGTCGTCAGCAAACAAGTCCAGAACTAATGGCCCAAATAGCGCGTTGATACCCCAGAAAAGCAGATCCGGTGTCCGCCACTGATCGCCAACTTCTTTCAATTCGTGGGCTGGTTGGCTACGTAGTGCCGCCAGCGCCTGGCAATATTTGTTTAACGTCATCCTCTGAACCCCGCAGGAATCGTTGTATCAACCGGACCAAAAGCCATCACATCGCGCTTTTTCGCCCCCCAGTCAGCGCGTTTAGGCCGTCCCTTCTGCTCCCAGCGGGTAGCGCTTTGCAGATAGCTCTCGAATTTCTTCGGTCCGAACAGCGTTTCCGGGCGCATGTACTGGTACTGCTCGTCGTTCTCGTGCCAGTGCTCATGCTTCAGGTCGATAACCAGTTGCAGGTCTGCAACGCTGTATCCCTCACGCAGTCGGGCACGGATGTTCTCCAGGGATGTTTTTGATTTCTGATACCGGGATCCGCTGATCTGGTTCAAATGGGTCAGAACCAAAATTGCCTGATCAGTAATCACGACTTCAGGGTCTGGTTGCGCCGCAACCGGACAAGAGGGTTTTGAAGTTACTTGTGGATCTTGTTTTGATTTTACTGACGGATCCCCGCCAGATTCTGACGGGTCAAAACCGCCATTTTTGCCAGATTTCGACGGGTCAGTTTTTGAGGCGTCAAAATTTGATGCGTCAGATTTTGACGGGTCAGAATCTGACAGTTGAGAAAATGCGGCAGCCTGAAGTTTCGCCACATTCAGGCGGTACACGTTCGAAGCATTACGGTTACCATTACGGCGCTGTGTACGCGTGAGCCAGCCATCTTTTTCAAGCTTAGCGATTGCCGTTCTGATAGTGCTCGGCCCTGCGCCAAGCTGGCGAGCAATCGTTTCAATGGACGGCCAGCACACGCCCTCATCGCTGCTGAAATCAGCAAGGCGAGCCATGATCGCGACACTAGACAACTTCATACCCGACGCCGCGCAACCATCCCATACGTAGCCGGTTAATTTAGTGCTCATGATCGTCCGTTATCTCCCTGAACTTTTGCCTGAAATGCTCAAGTGGGCTGAAGCATTCGTGCGGGTAGCCATCACGCAGGTAGATAACGCGTTGTGTTTCTGGTTCCCAGCGGATAACACGGACAGGCACTCCGCGGTGATCTTTGAACCTTCGGTTAAGTTCGCGCACAGGCGTTTTACCCTCCGGTTGTAGACCCCCACAATTGAAACCGCCCTACTGTGGTTACACGGAACCCAGCGGTTTGATAATCTGCGTTCATACCGAAACAACGGAGTACCCGAAACCGGGATCATCCTGAGTTGCGGTAGACGGTTAAAAGCCGTTAAACTGCTCATGCGGATTATTTCTCCATACTCGAAGAGTTGTTCGCCAAGGCGCCCGGAGCTGCACACTCGCGGGCGTCACTCTTTTCTGGAAGGCAATAAACTCGTGAAATCAGGTTCAGGAACGTCATAAGCGTTACCCGGAACTGGTAGGCGATTTCATTCAGGCTGTCCCACTCCCCTTTATCAACTACACCATCATCGATGTATCGACGGTATGCGTTGACCAGATCCCCAAGCCTGCCCACCAGCTCAGCCAGCTTTAAGCCAATTTCTTCGTTCTCTGTTTCTGGTGCTGCGCCAGGGATATGAATACCGTTATCTGTTTGACGAGAAAACGCATCTGCTATGTAGCTAACACCGGCGGCTTTCTGTAGCACCATCGCCCATCCCATAGGGAAGATCTGATCCCCATCCACACGAAGGCGGTTAAACAATGCGTTCTCTGTCACGCCCAACCATTCCGCAGCTTCGGCGTAGCCACCAGGCAGATCGGTAATCGTCTTTTTAATCGCGACCACCAGCCAGGCTGGCTGACGTTCAACTTTCCAAATAGGTTCGTTACCCACGGTTAACCCCTTATTCCTGTGGTTTTATGTCTGTACTCACGCCTGTACAGTTCGAATAGCGATGTGGATAAAGGATTTCTAGCTCATTGATTTTTCCCGAGAAGAAACGGACTAGACGTTCAGCAATATCCAGGGAAGCAATTTGCTGCCCTCGTTCTATCCGACTTAGATTTCCCGGGTCGATATCAACCCCTTTTGCTACATAGGAAAGAGTCATACCTTGCGATTTACGCAAGATTCGTAACGGTGATTGCATATACCCTCCTTTAATTGCGTAAAACGCATATTAATTGGAACATACGACTTGCGCAAGTTGCTTTGCACATCACGCAAAAAAAACATGTAATAGACGCATGAACATAGGAAACCGCATAAGAGAACTTCGCACTGCGAAGGGTCTAAAAATCGCTGATCTTGCTGAAGCCGTTGGTGTCGACGGAGCGAACATCTCGCGCGTAGAAACCGGCAAACAGAAGTCATTTACTGAACAATCACTTAGCAAATATGCTCAAGCTTTAGGCGTTAGCGTTGCTGATCTATTTACTCCAGAAGGAAATAAAACTACTGTATGTGAATACAGTGGTAGTAACCCACATTCTGGAGATGGATCTGTGTTTAGAGTGGAGATTCTTGATGTAAGTGCCAGCGCTGGTGGTGGCTTTATTCAAGGCAGCGATATTATTGATGTCATCAGGTCAATCGAATACAACAATGAACGTGCGCTAGCGATGTTCGGCGGAAGAACGGCAGATCAAGTAAAAGTAATCAACGTTCGAGGCGACAGTATGGCTGAGACAATTGAACCTGGTGATCTTCTCTTCGTTGATATCTCTATTCATGAATTCGATGGTGATGGAATATATGTATTTGGTTTTGATGATAAAATTTACGTCAAACGATTACAGATGATACCTGATAAGTTGTTGGTGATATCGGATAACCCAAAATATAGAGAATGGTCTGTGGACGAGACAAACGAACACCGTTTTTACATTTTTGGGAAAGTAATGATAAGCCAATCTCAATCATTCAAACGCCACGCCTGACACTACATATCAATGTTGAAACCGCCTTTACGGCGGTTTTTTTACGCCTCAATATTGCGTATTTCGCAATTTAACACTTGCGCAAAACACAAATTAATTTTATTGTCTACTCCATAGCGAACAGGCAGGACGCCCACGAAGTAGCCGCCGGTGGCATATGAATAACCGGATGATTCGCTGACAGGTGTCTTCGGGAGGGGTAACAGAGACGCGGTCTGATTAACCGCAACTCGTAGTCAAATTCCTATAGCTGGTGGCGATACCCAAGCCAGGAATACCAAAACCAGCAGGAGTGTTAAGGGCAATGGCTAATCACCCCCTTAGCACCCCACCCGAAGATACCTACCACCGCGCCTGATGTGGTTAAAAGCAGGCCAAAGCAATAACAAGTAACTCCCTGTTCTGGCGGCCCGGTGTTTTCCCACTTGTCCGGTAACCGCCAGCCTTTTTCAGGGTACAACGACGAGAGCATTGACGAGCAAGGCATAAGTGCTGGTTCGATTCCAGACAGTCCCATTCAGTTGGGAGGGTTGGGCAGGGAAAAGGTTCGTTCGATTCGGACACCGGCAGTGCTCTCTTCGTTGTGGTGAATGGCGGGGCTGACCGTCAAACGGTTGAGAAAAGATAAGCAGGCGAAACGTTCTAAGCGAGCATACGGACTGATCGAACGCGGATGGAACGGGCGGTTACGATATTGAAACACCGCGCCACTGAGCTGGAGTTCAGCACCAGCAACCACAACCAAATCACGCTTAGGACTGTGGTAACCGTAGTTCCAGTATTGCTGTGTGTAGTCTTGGCGGTACCAGGTCTTCAACCTTATGCAAGGGGGACGAAGATAATGTTCTACCTCGGTACCGCCCTTTTTACGCAACAGAAAAGGGCATCACCGGGTGACGGGCCCATAACCCAATCCACCCGGGCAAAAAGAAAGCGGTCTCTGCAAGCCGCCGACCAATGCAGGTGCCCTTCTCTGTTGTGTATGGAGAAAATCCGGCGATTGCAGTCGCCTTAACGAGGGTAAAACTATGAGTAATGACCGCACGACCGTAGTGCCCGACTTCCTGAGCGAACTGGATGCCGGTGTGTTCATGAACAAAATCGCAGGAGCGCTTAATACCACCGAGCTAGGCGTTCTGAATAACGGTAACAAAGGCCAGGTAGCTATCATCTTTGACTTTGAGCGCATGGGTAACTCTGTTGAAGAGAAACGCGTCAAGATCAAGCACAAGCTGAAATACAACACGCCAACTCCACGCGGAAAAGTCTCCGAAGAAGACACCACTGAAACACCAATGTGGGTCAACAAAGGCGGGAAGCTCACCATCCTGCAGGAAGATCAGGGTCAGTTGTTCGGCATCACCGGCGCGGTGGATGGAAAGCTTAAAGCGGCTCAGTGATCCGCAACAACAAACTCACTGATACCACTTCGATCATCAGTTAATAAGGAATTTCTATGTCTCAGTTAGACAGCGGTACCTTCAAGCAGGTCAAAGACCTGGTTCTTTCCGGTTATCACCTGAATGATATTCATGGCCTGGCTTGCCCGACCGCATTGCTGCCAGATGGTACTAGCGTTGAAAGCCTTGAGCGCTTTTCTCTGGAGCGTTTCCGCTTCCGCGGCGCCATGACCACCACCAGCATTGAAGATTTTTCTCGTTATTCAAAAGGCTATGCCAGCGCCACTGAAAAAGCACGCTGCTTTATCGATGCTGACCATATGACAGCCCGTTCAGTTTTCAACATTGGTACACTCGATAATCCCGGTCATGCGGATAATGTTGCATCCATCACCCTAAAACAGACCGCACCATTTCGTGCCCTTCTGCAGATCAACGGTGAACGCCTGAAACAAAAACAGATCGCCGAGTGGTTGGAAGACTGGAGCGATTACCTGTTAGCGTTCGACGCTGAAGGCAGCACGATGCAGATTTCACAAGCCGCCCAGGCCGTTCGTCGTATCACTATCCAGCAGGCAACCCAGCATGATCATGAAGACAGCGATTTCAGCGGCAAAAAATCGCTAATGCAGAGCATTGAAGCCAGCAGCAAAGACGTAATGCCAGTAGCGTTCGAGTTCAAATGTGTGCCGTATGAAGGTTTAGGTGAACGCCGCTTTAGCTTGCGTAATAGCCTGCTGACCAGCGATGAACCCTGCTTTGTTCTGCGCATCGTCCAACTGGAAGCACAGGAAGAAGCGATCGCCAACGAATTCCGCGATTTGCTGATCAGCAAGTTCGACGGTGAATCAGTGGAAACGTTCATCGGTAACTTTAAAGCCTAATTGCTCTGCATTAAATCCCCGGCGCCGCGGGGATTTATTGAAGCGTAATTCCATTAATTATCGCCACCCGGCGAGGGATTCGTGCAACCAAAATCTGCGCGGTGCAGCGCGCCAATATGGAGAAAACCATGAGCTACATTCAAACATTATCCGGTAAAAAATTTAACTACCTGACCGCCACAATCGACGATATCGATATTGAGGATATCGCGACTGCTCTTTCCAACATCTGTCGATTCGCTGGGCATCTGCCAGAGTTCTATAGCGTGGCTCAGCACTCTGTGCTTGTAAGCCAGATTGTGCCGCCAGAGTTCGCCTTTGAAGCGCTGATGCACGACGCTGCTGAGGCATATTGCCAGGATATTCCTGCCCCGCTTAAAGCCTTACTGCCTGACTACCAGCGCATGGAAACTTATATTGATGGTCTTATCCGCTTTAAATTCGGTATCAAGCTTGAGCAAGCTACCGTCGTGAAATATGCCGATCTAACCATGTTAGCTACCGAGCGCCGTGATCTGGAAATCGATGACGGATCGAAGTGGGAAATTCTCGAAGGTATTCCCTGCTCTGATCTCGTTCAGGTTATCCCTCTCCGTCCTGGCCAAGCCTATGGCCTGTTCATGAATCGCTTTAACGAACTGGTGGAGCTGCGCCAATGCGCCGCATGAAGGTAAAAGAACTCGTAGCGGAGGCTTTTGCCTCCGTTGCTGAATTGCCACCAAAGCATGCACCGCTTATGCGCGAAGTCGCCACCAGACTGGACGCTACGTTCGCAGCATTAAAAGAGTCTCTGGTGCAACTGGAACAGGAACGTAAAGGTAAAACGCCATGACCGCCATTGGAAAACCAACTTACGAAGAATTAGAGAAAAAATGCGCATTATTGCAATCAAAACTGGCTGCAATGAATGAACTGATGAATGTAGTGGGAAAAGCCAGCGATATTGTGAATGTGGGGGTCGCAGAGTTGCAATCTCAGAAAGCTGAACTTGAGGCGCGGGCAGTCAATTTGCCAAAACGCAGTGTTGGCGAAGTCATGCACATGAGCGGATTCAGCCGGGATTATGCCGAGGGATGGTGTGCCGGTAATGACAACGCTATTCACGAAATCCGCGCCGCTGGCATTGGCGTGATGGAGGAATGATGGCAGAGCAAACAATTTTAGATGTGTGTTGTGGCTCCCGCATGTTCTGGTTCAACAAGCAGGACACCCGCGCCGTGTTCACTGATATCCGCGCCGAAGAGCACGAACTGTGCGACGGTCGCCGCCTAGTTATCAGTCCAGACCTGATTGCCGACTTTCGTTCACTGCCGTTCGCTGATTCTTCTTTTCCGGTTGTGGTGTTTGATCCGCCGCACCTGGAACGCGTGGGCCAGTCTGCCTGGATGGGTAAAAAGTACGGGCGATTGAACAAAAAAACGTGGCGTACAGATTTACGCGCCGGATTCAAAGAGGCATTCCGCGTGTTGTGGCCACACGGTGTACTCATCTTCAAGTGGAACGAGACGCAGATCCCGGTTAGCCAGATTCTGGCTCTTACAGATGTAAAACCTGCAATTGGTCAACGTACCGGGAAGAACGACAAAACCCACTGGATTATTTTTGTGAAGGACTAACTCATGACAACTAACAACCACCCGGCGCACGGTCCTGTATCAGTCGCTCGCCTGTACCAAATACGCGACCACCTGCAGCATGATACCCAATACTCAAACGGCGGGAACAGAGCTTACATTCTCGCTGATATGTTGAATGTGATTGATGAGGTGCTAGCATCGAGGAACGCAGAGCCAGTATTTTTCATCGAGGTTGACGGAGACGACTGGATTCAAGCTGGCAGGATCCCGGGCAGTACGTTTGATTTTAATAATCTGCCGGATGGCGTCAATAAGCTCTGGGCCTCCCCGCAGCCAGCGGCAGTAGTGCCGGATGAAAAGCCGATGCCAGAAGCGTCGAAAATGCATGCGATAGACGCTGTAGCTGCAATCGCTGAAGTCAAGGGATGGAACGCCTGCCGCACTGCAATGCTTAAAGCAGCACCAAAACAGGAGAATATTTAACGTGAATAATTTAATGATCGACCTTGAATCCATGGGCAAAAAACCGAATGCCCCTATTGTCTCCATTGGTGCCGTATTCTTCGATCCGCAAAGCGGTGATCTTGGTCAGGAGTTTTACACCGCCGTTAACCTTGAAAGTGCTATGGAGCAGGGAGCAGTGCCGGATGGTGACACTATTCTTTGGTGGTTAAGACAAAGCTCAGAAGCACGATCAGCAATCTGTGTTGATGATGCGATGCCGATATCGTCTGCACTATCTGAACTGAGCTATTTCATTAATCAGCATTCTGATAACCCAAAATATTTAAAAGTTTGGGGCAATGGAGCTACTTTCGACAACGTTATATTGCGCGGAGCATATGAGCGTGCCGGCCAGGTTTGCCCGTGGCAATTTTGGAATGATCACGACGTCAGAACCATCGTCACATTAGGCAGAGTTGTAGGTTTCGATCCTAAGCGTGATATGCCATTTGATGGGATAGCACATAACGCGCTGGCTGATGCCCGCCACCAAGCGAAATATGTTTCAGCGATTTGGCAGAAACTAATCCCAACCACCAGCAACAGCTAAAATTTTCCCCGGGTGCAGCCGGGGTAATGGAGAAATATATGCTGAGCCTCGATTGTGTTCCCATCTCAACTTATTGCAAAGAGACTGGCGAAACCCCGGATGCCATCAACAAACGTGTGCAACGTGGAGTATGGCGTGAAGGGGTTCAGGTGCTAAAGGTCGACGGCGTTAAGGAAAGATGGATTGATCTTAGTGAGGTTGCAAAATGGGCACGACAGAATCGCCTAAGCTCCCGCGCGGCGTAACCATCAGGAAACACCGCAACGGCGAAACCATCAATATTACTTTCACTTATAAAGGGGTTAAATGCCGTGAGCCCCTTTCTAATCTGGACGTAACCCCTAAAAACATCAAATACGCCGAGCGCACACTCGGCGAAATCCACAACAAGATCGAAAGGGGAACATTTGTTTATGCGGAATACTTTCCCCGTTCTACCCGGTTAAAAATTTTCGGCAACGCTGCCACAGGTAAAACAGTGAAGATGTACCTGGACGAGTATCTGGTGATATGCGAAACGAGGAAACTATCCCCTTCAACAATTGGTGGATATAAGAAATGCCTAAGCGCGCTGTCATCACTTCATATTTTTCCCGCAAGTGAGTTGACGCCGGCCGCATTGAAGACATGGATCCAGAGCCAGAAAACAACATTGAAGACTATCCGAAACCAACTTTCCTTCCTACGTTCGGCTTTGGATGAAGCGGTGACGGATGGTGTGCTTCAGATTAACCCTGTATCACTGGTAACAGCCTCACGGTACCAAAGTGATAAATCAGAGGCAGAAAGTAGTTATGTGGTTGATCCGCTATCACCAGCAGAAGTAGAGGCTTTGCTCTCTGCTGCTGGCAATAAGCAGTGGGAGAATCTTTTCAGGTTCGCAATACAAACCGGGCTGCGTAGTTCTGAACTGTGTGCTCTTCGTTGGCGTGATATCGACTTTGTAGGGAAAACAGCACACGTTCAAAACGCCAGTGTAGTTGGCATCATCAAAGGAACAAAAACAAAAGCCGGTACTAGGAAAGTTGAGCTGACTGAAGAAGCATTAGCAGCTTTAGCCAGCCAGAAACTATTCACTTTCATGAAAGATGAAACAATCTTCGAAGACCCAAAAATTAATAAACCGTGGGCTAGTGCTGATGCGATAAGAAAAAAAGCATGGGTGCCAACTTTACGAAAAGCAGGCATCCGCTACCGTAACCCATATCAGACAAGGCATACATTCGCCACCAGCCATATTAGCCGTGGTGCCAATCTATTCTGGTTAGCAACCCAAATGGGCCATAAAGGACCGGAAATGCTATTCCGACATTATGGACGTTACCTGAAAGAATATGACAACTCAACATCCATCAACGTGTTGAATAAAAAGAGTATTTAAAAGATAATCCTCACTTTCCTATAGAGTGAGGATTGTTAAAATGGCGGCAGAAAGCTGGGTTACCATAGGTGGATTTTTTGCTACAACAGCTTCAGCTATTGCAGCGTTCTTTGCTGTAAAACAAACCATGTTACAAAGAACGATTTCGACAAAACCGCAGCTCATCATTAACAATCAGGAAGTAAAAGCCATTCACTCCCTAAGTAACACATTCGCACTAAAAATTGAAGAAAATAATTTTTATTTTGACATTCCAATTATAATAAAAAACGTAGGATTAGGGACCGCTTTAAATATAAAATACAATTGGTCATTTGACTACAAGAAGTATATTAAACAATGTGGATTTAGAGAAATAGGTGAAGACCCTGTATTCTCACCATCAAAAATAATGGAAAATGAATGGGATAAACACTATCACTACTCCAATGACGAAAATTCGAGTTATGAGTATTATAAGTTTATTAAAAATCAAAAATTAAATCATTATGGAATAAAAAAGGAACATTGTGAACTTGAATATATTATGCCAGTTACTCAAGAGAGTTCCCCTTCAAAAATTGAGTTCCCTACACTGATAATGTTATTGTTGACTGAATACCTATATTCTAAAAGAACATCTGATAGCACAATATTTGATGTATTAGATGCAGGCCAACTACATCTAAAATATGAGGATATCTCTGGAAATAGAAATAAAATCATCTTTAATTGCACCATACAATTGATAAGCTATCAGAGTAAAAGCGAGAACGGTCCAAGATCAACATTCAGAATCGAATTCACTCGTGTTCATTCCGGGTCTAAGTTAGGACTACAAAGGATACGCAAAAGCTACGCAGATTTTATAAATGAACACGATTACAATAAAAACAAATAGTTAGATTGTTTCGGACGCTGGTTCAACTCCCGCCAGCTCCACCAAATATTGATGTACTGAAGTTCAGTAAAGTCTACTAAGCCCGTATAGCACAAGCTCTGCGGGCTTTTTTACGTCCATTGCCGCCTGGTGAGGATTGCAGAGAACCTTACGGACACTGGAGTCAAATGACGCGGTGGGTAAAGCGGCTGCGCGATGGGTGACAGGGCAAAACGCCAAAAGTCTCACCAATAACTCCTGAAAGAATTGGAATACGAGAGTCAAAGAAAATAGAACACTCACTGAGAGTCCTGCCTGGCTGGGGCAAAGCTCGCAGTCAGACTGTCGAGCATAAAGATAAGCAGTTGCCCGTGAGACGCCAGGATGTTGGGCTACGGTATCCATAGATTTGCGAAGATTCAGCAGACCTTCTTTGCGAAGCTTTAATGATCAATTCTTTTCTGTCAGCTGCTTTAAGCGTCCTGGCCGTAGTGGCACGAGCAGCGGCGAAACTATCTATGCGCTGTCGAATGGTCTCTGTTCCTCCAGGAGCAATATTTTCTCACGGAATTTTTTATTACCGTAGGCGTTATTCAGCGTAGTCCGAAGACGTGATCCTGCTCACCCAGTCAAACATAACTTGCATATGATTGCCATTGGATGTCCTCACACCAACCTGACACGCATTTACGCCTGTCGTTTTGCCAGTCAAAACCTGTCCATACTTCATATAGATTTTGATACCGACTCCCTGTTTATAGCACTTATTGCAAATCGAGAAATAATCTCTTCTCGATGGAGTATATTGCTGAAGATTAAATTCGTCAGTCGGCATCAGCGAAAGATTAAAAGCGTCATTACCTGATAATTCTTCAAGAATTGCCAGAGACTCTAATTTAACTTCAATGCGCTTATTTCCTTTAGGTTTATCCGAAGCCAGAATCAAATTTTCCCTCGGATTAAACTTCGCAATGTAGCCTATGATTATCCGGGCATTATTACTCACCAATCGAACAGGGATATCATTAAAACGTAGAAATTGAACTCGACGAGCAAGCATAGAATAATCCCGCGGCCATATTTCAGCCTCTCGCCCGTAGGAAATATCATTTACAGCCATACATTCCATAAATATATATTCATCTATGCTAAATGAAAAAGCCCCGAATTCACGGGGCTGAATAAAACGAAATAAATTAACGTAACAGAGACAGCACGTTCTGCGGGACCTGGTTAGCCTGCGCCAGAACGGAAGTACCGGCCTGCTGCAGAATCTGCGCGCGAGACATGTTGGAAACTTCGGTCGCGTAGTCGGAATCTTCGATACGGCTACGCGCTTCAGACAGGTTGTTTACGGTATTGCCCAGGTTGGTGATAGCAGAGTTGAAACGGTTTTGTACCGCACCCAGATCAGAGCGCAGCGCATCCACCTGCGCCAGCGCGGCATCAATTTTCTGCAGCGGGTTTTCGGTGGTTTTAGCGGCTGCTTCCGCCAGCTCTGGTTGTGCTTTGAAATCATGACCAGCGGCTTTGCTGGCATTGTAGGTTTTACCGTCGATAGTAACGACTTCGGTTTTACCGTCTACGCCACCCAGTTGGTTAGCCGCTGTTTTGGTAGTGCCGTCAGCAGCAGTATAACTTGTGGTTTTAGCTTTAATTGCTCCTGTCGCTTCATCGTAATCTGCGGCGTAATACTTATCGCCAGCTTTAAGCGCATAACCGCCTTCAATTGTCTTACCATTTTTATCGGTATAAGACATTTTGACCAACTCAGCGCCATTAGCATCGGTAGCGTCAACGCCGCCAGCAATTAAGGCATTTTTAGCATCTGCTGAAACAACTGCCGGTGTATCTTTTAACTCCTGTACTTCTGTTTTAGTTGTCGCACCAGCAGGCATTGTGGTTTTAGTTGCGCCAGCCGCAAGGGTTACTGTACCGTCAGTAGCAACGTTAACTTCATAATCGCCATTTTTGGCGGCATCAGCACCAGTAAAGCCACCAATAGTAACAAAGTACTTGTTATTATCTGCGTCAAATTTAACCGCACCACCGGTTACAGAAGCCGTACCATTCGTACCACCCGTAGCCGCTTTAATAGCTGCATCATCAAGACCCGATACATCCAGTGTAGTACCATTATTGGCATAAGCTTTCGTTGTTACTGCTGTATCTTTCACATCATACGCTTTCTGCACGTTCAGTGAGTCCAGACCCAGGGTCTGAGAGTTGATCTGCTTCAGATCGATATCGATAGTTTCACCGTCGTTGGCACCAACCTGGATGGTCAGGGTGTTGTCCTGCGCCAGGACTTTCACGCCGTTGAACTGAGTCTGGCCGGATACACGGTCGATTTCGTTCAGACGCTGGGTAATTTCAGCCTGGATAGAGTCGAGGTCAGACTGGGAGTTAGTGCTGTTAGCAGACTGAACCGCCAGTTCACGCACACGCTGCAGGTTGTTGTTGATTTCGTTCAGCGCGCCTTCAGTGGTCTGCGCAATGGAGATACCGTCGTTAGCGTTACGGGAAGCCTGAGTCAGACCTTTGATGTTCGCGGTAAAACGGTTAGCAATCGCCTGACCTGCCGCATCGTCTTTCGCGCTGTTGATACGCAGACCAGAAGACAGACGCTCGATAGCGGTGCCCAGTGCGGACTGGGATTTGTTCAGGTTATTCTGGGTCAGCAGCGACAGACTGTTAGTGTTGATTACTTGTGCCAT